AGGTACTAATTGGGCAGACACCAAGGAAGGGAAAGCTGCCCTTAAGTCCGAAGGTCTGAAAAAGGCCGACCTTTTCCCTTTGTATGGGTTCAGTCGGTCATGGGCTTACAAGTTAATTCAGGCAGCATCTTTGGAAGGTGAGACCTTAGAGCAGTTTAACGATTGGGCAAACCTTCGGGAAGAGGAGAGCGGAATTGCTGTGGAAAGGTCAGTGACCAACCTATTGGAATTCAGCAAAAGGAGTCTCCTCGAAGAGACGGAAGAAGGTGAAGGTGAAGGTGAAGGTGAAGGTGAAGGTGAAGGTGAAGGTGAAGGTGAAGGTAAACCTACCAATGTCGGCAGTCTAACTTGGCATTTATCCGATGCATCTGTAAAGGTTCAATTAAATTCCAATGGTGAGGTCGCATTTAGGGGAGATTTCACATCCGCTGACCTTCAGCAAGTCATTGACCAATTGACTGCACTGCTGCCGATTGTGGATGAGCGGAATGCCAAGGCAAAGGCGGATGCTGATGCCAAGGAGCAGGCCAAGGAGCAGGCCAAGTCCATTGCTGATGCTAAGGCTAAGGCTAAGGCCAAGGCGGAATGGATTAAGGAAATTGAGCAGGCCAAAACACCGACCAAGGCCAAGGTATCTGCCAAGGAGCTACAGAAGGTCTTGAATGCCATTGGAATAGAGACCAAGGTCGGACGCGGAAACGTGCTGTACACCGATAACTTGCAGTACGTGGAGCACAAAGGTCAGGTAGTGTTTGGGGATGGCGGAGAGCTGAGCGAATCTGTGAGCAAGCTAATTGCGAAGGTAGGGTTTAGCTATCAGGCCGAGTCTCCTGCTCACTTCTATGTAGCTGCCAAGTAATGAATGTGTGAAGGTATGCGGAGTCTCTTCGCGGAGACTCTGCTACCTTTAACAATTCTTAACAAAATCGGCATCTTTGCCTATTGCATATGTCGAAGTTCTGAAGTAATTTTGTGTATACCTTTTAACCATTTAATCCATTTAACCATGAACAATTCATTTGACCTTGAGCGAGAGCAAGATAGACTCCGCGCAGAGAATCGCAGAGCGACAATCCAATCCTATGTTATCGGAATGGGCATCATCCTGATTGGCTTTGCCTATGCTGTCATTATGACGCATCTGTTTGCCTGAGTCTCTTCCGAGAGATGGAAGCAGTGAAGGTTCTTAGAGTCTCTTCGAAGAGACGATAAATCGGTTCGAGTCCGATGCTGCTGCTAACTTTTTTTAACCCTTTAATCACTTATCAATCATGACAATCGCAGAACAATTAAATGCAACAGAATTCCCCTTTCGGCTTTATGATGCCAATGGGAACGAAATCTACTATGAAGATTCCGATGGCTATTGGAGGAAGTTAGAGTACGATTCCAATGGCAAAGTACTCTCCTCTGAAGATTCCGATGGCTATTGGGGAAAGTATCAATACGATGCCAATGGTAAAGTAATCTACTACGAAGATTCCAAGGGCTTTTGGATAAAGAGGCAGTACGATGCCAATGGCAAAGCCCTCTCCTTTGAAGATTCCAATAGCTATTGGGCGAAGTATCAGCGCGATGCCAATGGCAAAGTAATCTACTCTGAGAATTCCAATGGCCACATCACAGACAATCGCAAATAATCACTTAATACCTATCAGTTATGAACAATCAAGTAATTTTAAACATCGGGAAGGAGAACAATCCCTTTGGAGCATTTTCGGATGCTGAATTCCGCAGAGTAATGGAATTGGCAGGCATACATTTTAGCCTATGGGACGCCATTGTAGAGACTCATTTAGGTGAATGGGATGGCAAACCCGAAGAGACCTTTGTGGTTAGCTTCATCAGTGATTGTTCACCTGATACCATTGGCTTTAACTTGAATGTCAGAAGATTCATGTCTTCCCTGATTGCATACACTACTCAGGATGCCATATCATTTGCTTATCAGGTAGGTTTGTCATGGGAAGGACATCTTATCTACAGACATGATTGGTATGGAGACGTAGATGCTTTTGACCTTCAGTATTTCAAATTCCCTTCTCAGGAGTAAGATGCTCATTGGTCTTGTGGCCATGGTGATTGAGAGTCTCTTCGAAGAGACGCAAGGTCGGTTCGATTCCGATGCCACAGCTAACTTTTTTTAATCACTTAATCACTTATCAATCATGACAATTGCAAATCAATTAAATGCAAAAGAATTCCCCTTTCGGCTTTATGATTCCAATGGCAAAGTAATCTACTCTGAGAATTCCGATGGCTATTGGGAGAAGTACGAATACGATGCCAATGGTAACGTAATCTACTTTGAGACTTCCAATGGCTTTTGGATAAAGCGGCAGTACGATGCCAATGGCAAAGCCCTCTGCTTTGAAGATTCCAATGGCTATTGTGGAAAGTATCAGCAAGATGCCAATGGTAACGTACTCTACTATGAGACTTCCAATGGAGAAATTGAAGACAATCGCAAATAATCACTTAATCACTTAATCACTTATCAATTATGGCAACAGCTAATTTTGAAAACAAAAATGCGAGCAGAATCTTTGCTCTTGACAATGACCAAATCGAAGACCTGCGGAACGATGGACTTGATTTTGATGATTGGAGTCACGTTTCGCACAATGTAGTTTACAATCCCGAAAATGGAGAATCAATTGATTTCTCTGTTGAAGTAAAGGCAGTCTTGCGACATGGATATTATGGAGGAGGAAATTTGGATTGGAGACTAAACTTTTACATCGATGGCTTTGGCGAAATTGATGCCGATGAATTGCCGAGTACAGACATGATTTTGTACATGATGGAGCGCAATTCCTATGCAGTAAATGATGAGACTCATCCTGATGTTATGCAGCTATTGGCTGACATGATTAACAGGAAGATGCATTTGGATTTTTACAATTTGTCGCAATCAATTGAGTCACAATTCAGGACAATCGGATGCACACCTTTGCGTTGTGTCGGAAGATTCTCCAATGGCGAAGCTATCTACGAAAAAGAGTAATCACTTAATACCTTAGAAACCATGATTCATAACGAGCATTTTGACAAAGCCGACAGGACATACGAAGTCAGGCACGATAACAATGGAGCAGCCATTCACGTCTTAATCAAAGATGGAGAAGCCATCATCTACCCTACATTGTATGACCTTTACCTGCACTTTCATTCAGGTGAGCAGGTCGAGAGAATGTATGTCAGCGAAGAAGACTTGGGAGACATCTACGAATTAGATGTTTATGACTACTACAGAATTAAAAAATCAATCAATTACAATAACCTTTAACACCTTAGAAACCATGAACATTTTCAGAATCAACACAACAGCATTTGAAGAAGAAGATTTCTATCTGCTGACAGACCTGAGCGAACAGGACATTGTCGAAGTAATCACTCCATTGGTCAACCAAGAGCGAGATGGCTACGAAGAGTATGACAATGATTCTTTGGTCTATGCATTAGAAAATCGTTTCCCAAATGCTCACATCACGTTTATTCAAGACATCGAAACCATTTCAATTTAATTAACAATTCTTAAGAATTATGGGGCATTTGGCTATTGCTAATGTCCCATACATTCCCAACCTTTGTGTAGTGGTTGATGGTCGGAATGATTAGCAGCAATTTGCGTCTCTTCGAAGAGACTCTTCCTTCGGTTCGAGTCCGAAAGCCACACTAACCTTTAAATTTAAATCAAAATGAGAAAACTTGTAATTGAACACAGCATCGAGTCTAACTACCAATCCTTAGTGTTGGCTGATGCAGAAGATGGTCGGGACATCCTTCCGATTTTCAAAGTAAACATCGATGGTGATGAATGGTCTCACGAGGGTGCTTTGCCGGCCATGGGTATCGTAGGTCGCGGATTCAAGTTTGTCTTTGATGGCAGAGACTACTCCTTCGGAGGATATGAGCCATTGGAATGTAGCTTGGATGGAGCATTTGTTGAGGTCTACGGAGACGTTTCTGAGCCTATCTACTACATAGACAATGGCAGATGGGACTGCACAGACCACAACGAAGAGACCTTGCGAATCCTACATTTTGCGAATCGCATGATATTCACAGACACAGCAGGCAAGATTGTTGGTAATAGAGAAGTCAGTTCGATTCGGATTCTCCGCGGACATCTTAGTTCAGCGAACTACATTGCAGAAGAAATCTTTAACAATCACTTCAATAAAGAATCATGAACACAGAGAGAATCATTTTCAAAGGGAAAGCCTATCCCTTGTATGTAGTCTTCGTTGATGGAATTGAGCATCACCTGTCCGTTGTGGCTCTTGCTGATGCTCTTATGAACGTAAGCGGAGCATTCGTTTCCGATGAAGCCTACAGAATAGACATGGGCATTACCTACTACCTGTCGGAAGATGAGGTAAACCTTTCATTCATTCAAATCCAAAACATAATCAGAAACCTATGAGACCGATTGATTTTATTTCGCAGTTAGAAGAGACAATTGCTGAGTCATTTGTCCAAAACACGTTAAAGTGGAGAGGAGTACAAGCAGGCTTAGATTGGCTCAATGAAGACAATCCTCGATGGATTGGAGGCAACCAAATACTTTTTGGGGGATTCCCATGGTCAGCATCTGCTGAAGGTCGGAAGTTTTGGGAGGCAATCTGTGGGTTGTATGGCAGGAAGACCTACTATCCATTGACAGAGCAGGACTTGGCCGATTGGTCAAACATTCATCACTTGGATGATGAGTCAGACATCATTTACTACTACTACGTCTTCACAGATGATGATGTGTATGATGTGTTCAAAGACTTTTACGATGCACTCGTTTGCTACAACACAATTGACCTGATTGCTACGAACACAAAAAGAATATCTGTTGTCGAGTACTCTTGGGTTCTCAATAGAGGTCAGGAGTACAATGGACACTTAGCAGTGATGAGCTATGATTTTTCGTAACATAATTGAGCCACTGATAGGTCAAATTGACAGGTGGTTCTTCAGCCTGAGCATGGCTGACAAGCGAGACATCTTGGACTTAGATGAGCGTATGGGTATGGGCAGCATCCTTCGGCTTTGGCATTCCATGGACGTGGAGCAGAAGGTCAGGACGTATGACCTGTATCACGAGACTCATCCTTCATCAGAGATAGCCATACTTGTTGGCTCAAGCACAAATTCATTAACCATTAAATTCACAAGACCATGAAGACAATCTCTTTTATCATTGCCGGAATTATTGGCAGCTATTTTGGATTCGTTGTGATTCCTAACAATCCAATGCATGAACCAATCAAAACAGAGTCTCTTCGAAGAGACTCTACAATGATTGCTGATTCAGAAACGAGATTGATTGTTGATTCTCTTAACACATTGATTGCAGGCATGATTCAGGTTGAGAGTAGGGGCAACGAATGTGCATACAATAGAAGGGAGGATGCAGTTGGATGTTTGCAGATAAGACCAATCATGGTCAGGGAGGTCAACAGACTATTGGGTTCTGAAGTATACACCATGAATGACAGGTGGGACTGCGACAAGTCTGTGGATATGCTGATGGTGATTGTGGAGAAGCACCACAAGGACTTGGACTACGAGTCAATTGCTCGGTGTTGGAACGGAGGGCCCAATGGAATGTCTAAGGCATCTACTGAATCATATTGGATGAAGGTAAAATCTCATCTATAGTTGGCATTTGGTTGAAACATTTCATACATTTGCTATCATTAGTCAGGTGGCGAAATTGGTAGACGCTTGTGTTAGGTCTAAATAGACACGCTTGAGATAGAGCTCCACAGATGCAGACGTGCAATACAGGTTCGAGTCCTGTCCTGACTACTAACTTGTCATTAAAGGGATAAACTCCCAATGTTTCACCCCTTATATGGCACAATAAATGTCTAAAATGCAAAGCGTTTAGACGTTCTTTAGACGTTCTTTAGACTTTTAAACCACACCATACTATGATTTGTCTGCCTTTATGCTTGTTAACGCAAGAAAAGAACGGCCAAATCACATTATAATGCTTAATTCCACAAAACTTTACAATGGTAGAAATAAAAAGAGATAAATACACCCTTTTACTCGGCAAAAGTCCGTGTGAATTGTTTTGGCACTATGGAGTAGAAGAAATGCACGGTCTTAATTACAAGGATTGTGTTTTGTATTCCAACACTAAAGATGATGCTTATATTTGGGGATTAGCAAACTATGTACCTAAAGATGACCAAAATTACAAGTTTGGAGATGCAAGATTTGTGTTTATTAACCTTCAAAGGTGTGCAGATAATTATGATACCTATGGCGGTGTATTTCACGAACTTATGCACCACTCCTTAGAAATGCACAATTATAATATGGATTTGGAAGAAGAAATAATTAGTTGGGCAGAACAAGAAACAAAGGAAGTGTTTAAACTCGTTATGGAAAATATCACATAACTAATGCATAGGCAAAACAACCCCCGATAGGGTACGAATTTAACCAAAACCATACATTTAACTACCGATAGGGTACGAATTTAAACTAACAATTAAAAACAAATACCATGAGTGATTTCATAAGTATGATAAGCCTTGTCAAAAAGCCGACAAACAGGTCGATGAAACGTGATATAAAGTACGAGGTCGAGAACATAGTTGAAAGGATACATCAACTTGAGTCAGAATTTTGGGAAGATGTGTGCAGTAATTGTGATGAAGAAGATTTTGACCACAATGCATTGGTTGAAGAGTACAACTTCAAGTTCCTGTACCTTGTTGATTTTCTGAACCGGAACATCAAGCCAAAGTTCGTTGCTATAAACAAGGACTACTTCAGTATGTACTACGGAGTTCAGGGTAGAAAATAATCTTTTCTGAAATATTAACATTTAATTGACATTTGGCACTTGCATATGTCGAAGTTTATTGCAATCTTTGTTAAACAATTAATCAAATACACACAACATGAAAACAACAATCGAATTAGAAATTGACCTTGAGTCTCTCTTCGTTACAGCAATTGAAGGTGGTTCAAACCATTGGTTTGATGTCAGTGAAAGAACCTATGAAACCCTGAAGAATCGCTATCCTGATGAGCCATTCTCAGTTAGAGTCTATCGGAACTTCTGTGATGGCCATGTACTAAAAGTAGTTGATGCAGAAGAGCCAACAGAAGAGATAGCTGTTCTGTATCGAAGCGTTGCTATGAAAAACTTATCAAAACTACTTCAAGACTCAGACATCGAAATCTCAATACAAAACCTTATAAACGGATACTGCGATGCTTGTGAGGCCGACGTTGTTTTTCAGTACATGATTCTCGGTGAATTAGTTTACGGATAATTTGGTGGTTACCACCCTATTACCTATCTTTGGTGGCGAAGCGGATGCGCCCTTTGACATCCGCACAACAACTAAAATCAAATGAACTCAAAGGTTTTTAAATCAATCGTTGAGCGCGTCAAAGAGATGTACGAACTCAGCCAAGACGAGTTAGTCAACAGCAGGAGCAGGTACGCGTCAGATGCCCGACAAACAATCTTCTATCTGTGTAAAAGGAAAGGGATTCGAGTGTGCGACATCAAGACAATGCTACTTCAGTACGCAGGGATTGACATGGCTCACACAACAATCATCCATGGAATCAACAAGGTGGCAAAGTCATCACACCAAAAAGAGTTCCGCTATTTCTTAGATGACGTAATCAATTCAGTAACCATTTAAATCCATTCATATGGCAACAACCAAATCGGTCTTCGAGACCTTAAGCAGCGTTCCTTTCAGGGACAAAATCGAGAACAAAGGTGGCTTGGACTACCTCTCATGGGCATGGGCATGGTCTATGCTAAAGTCAAACTATCCGAGCGCAAATCGGAACGTGTATGAAGACCCTGCGACAGGGCTCAACTTCTTCACCGATGGCAGAACAGGATACGTAAAGGTTGGAATATCCGTTGATGGCATTGAGCACATCGACTACCTTCCAATCATGGACTACCGCAACAATCCAATACCTGTTGAGAAGATTACTGCAACGGATGTAAACAAATCCATTCAGCGTTCAACAGCCAAGGCAATTGCCATGCATGGACTCGGCATCCAACTATGGAGCGGAGAGGACATCCCCGGTGAGCCGGCTGCTGCCCCGACCATGGGCAACCCACGTCCCTCTGCGAATGTGCAATCAAACCCAACAGGTGGCACTGCTGCCCTTGAGTCACTGAAGACCGGCACAGAGAATTGGGAGCGAGTTGTGTCCTACGTCAATGCCAACAAGGAGTTGGGATACGATAAGATTGTGGCTCAGTTGAAGCGGAAGTACACCATTGCTCCTGCGGTTGCAAACAAAATTAAGGAGCTATTGTCATGAAGAACAAACAGCAAATCATCCAAAGACTCCAAGATGATTCTGACTACTATGGAGAGTTCGGCAGGAAATTCCTGTCGAACTCCGACATAGGAGTTCTTCTCGCGAACCCGAAGGACTACCGCAAACGTCGAGACGATTCCAAGTCTTTGTTGGAGGGAAGGTACTTTCATCAGCTACTCATTGAGCCTGACAAGGCAGAGTCAGTTCCATTTGTTGATGCGTCCACAAGAAACACCAACATCTACAAGCAGTTTATTGCAGAGAGCGGACTTGAGATAGCACTTCTTCAGCACGAGAAGGAGAACATCGAGCACCTTGTATCGGTGATGAAAGCCAACATCCACTTCTACGATGAAATCTATCGGCCGGGAAATCAGTACGAAGTTCCGGAGGTGAAGGAGGTTCTTGGTCAACTTTGGAAGGGCAAGGCGGACATTGTCTCTGAGAACATTCTCATTGACCTAAAGACCACCGGAGACATACACCGATTCAAGTACTCTGCAAGAGCGTACAACTACGACTCTCAGGCTTGGCTCTACGAGCAGCTATTCGGTAAGCCATTGGTGTTCTACGTCATTGACAAGGAGACAGCACAGCTCGGTGTGTTCCGGCCAACAGAGGAGTTCCTTATGTTCGGCAAGCAGAAGGTTGAGCAGGCCATAGAGGTCTACAACAGATACTTCGGGCCGACAGCATTCGATAGCGTGGACAACCACTACATTGAAATGGAGTTGCTCTAAGAGTCTCTTGGAGGAGACGCAAAAAATCAAATCAATTGGGCGAACCCCTTGGGCTCAAGAGAGGAGAACAATCACAAATTTATCTGAGGGGAAAACAAATACCATTTTATATGAGCGAACAAGAAAAAGTTTTCGCAGACGGCTTTTCATTTAAGCGTCAAGAGTCAGCACCCAACTTCGTTGTTGGAAGCCTATCCATGAAGGTCGATGAGGCCATTCAGTTCATGAAGGACAACGAGCGGAAGGGATGGGTGAACCTTCAGATTAAGCAAGCGCGAAGCGGTAACTACTACATCGAACTCGACACGTGGCAACCGAAGGGTGGAGACCAAGCACCGACTCGGTCAGCACCTGAACCTGCTCATGCTCCTGATGTGGATGGCGATGGACTTCCGTTCTAACTGAAGCCAAATCTAAAAAGATAGGGGGAGCGGATTCGTTCCCCCATTCTTTTCTCATGTCGGAAATGTCGAAAATATAAACGCTCCTACTCTCTCTCTTATTTTCTTTCTCTGTAATAGTATTTTTTAAATATACTTTTACTTTAAAATCGACATAATCGACATATAATTAATAATCAATTACTTAAGTGTCATAAAAACATCATTAAAATGACAACAAACGTCACAATATTTCAGAACATCAAGGATACCTCAGCCCCATTCTTCCGGCCGGTAGACTCCATCCTTAATCGCATTCGCGAGGGAGCATCAAAGGAGTTGGTGAAGAAGATACGCAACGAGAAGAGGAAGCCTGAGCGACAAGAGATGAAGAAGATGCTTCCGGCCATATGTTTCTCAGGCACGTTCAACAAAAGAAACGATGCATCCCTCCTCGAGCACAGCGGAATCATCTGCTTGGACTTCGATGGATACGAGAAGCAAAAGGACTTGCTGTCCGACAAGGAGAGCCTAAGCAAAGACAAGTACGTTTACTCGGTCTTTATATCTCCATCCGGAAATGGACTCAAGGTTTTGGTAAAGATTCCGGCAGACCCCGAGAACCATATCAACTACTTCAACTCACTTCAGTCTCACTTCAACTCCCCATACTTTGACAAAGCAACGAAGAACATAAGCCGAGTTTGCTACGAGTCATATGACCCACTCATCTACATCAACAACAACTCATTCGTTTGGGATAAGATTGAGGAGGCATCCTACAACGAGGTGATTAAGTATCGGGATGTACCTACCATTCCCATCACAGATGAGAACAAGATTGTGGACATACTCGTGAAGTGGTGGACAAAGAAGTACCCGATGATTGAGGGACAGAGAAACCAAAATGCTTTTGTCTTGGCCATGGCATTTAATGACTTCGGTGTCAACAAGAGCTTGGCCGGATACGTCTTGAGTCAATACGCAACAGCAGACTTTACAGAGTCGGAGATTGTAAGAACAATAGACTCAGCATATCAGAACATCCGAAACTTCGGAACGAAGTACTACGAGGATGAGGAGCGAGTAAACCAAGTAAAAAACAAGATACGCAGAGGTGTATCCAAGAAAGAGGTTCGGTCTCAGCTATTGGAGTCAGACTTGGATGGGGATGTTGTGGATGCTGTTCTAAACAGAATCGAAGATGAGAACACCAAGCTAACCTTTTGGACTAAGAACGATAAGGGTGCTGTCAAGATTGTTCACATCCTTTTCAAGCAGTTCTTGGAGGACAATGGGTTCTACAAGTTCTGCCCCGAGGGAGGTAAGAACTACGTATTCGTTAAGGTGACAAACAACTTGATTGACCATGCATCCGAGAAGGAGATTAAGGACTTCGTTCTGAATCATCTCCTTGAGTTGGATGACATCAACGTGTACAACTACTTCGCTGACCAAACTCGGTTCTTTAAGGATGAGTTCTTGTCGATGCTTAACACCATTGACATCTACTTCATCGAGGATACCAAGGACACTGCGTACCTGTACTACAGGAACTGCGCTGTCAAGATTACAAAGTCGGACGTTATACCGATTGACTACCTTGACCTTGGAGGATACGTATGGAAAGACCAAGTCATTGACCGGAACTTCATTCAGTGTAAGACATCTCCATCCTTTGCTTTCAAAAGGTTCATCGAGAATATCTGCCACACAGAGCCGGAGCGGATTGAGTCTATGCGTAGTACGATTGGGTTCATGATGCATGGCTACAAGAACTTCTCCTACTGCCCGGCCATCATCTTGAATGATGAGGTCATCTCCGACAATCCGGAGGGAGGAACAGGAAAGGGAATAGTTATGAACGCACTGAGCCAAATGAAGAAGGTGGTAACCATAGATGGAAAGTCTTTTGCATTCGAGCGGTCTTTCGCCTATCAGTTGGTGTCTGCCGACACGCAGATTCTTGTTTTCGATGACGTGAAGAAGCACTTTGATTTCGAGCGTCTGTTCAGTGTGGTAACGGAGGGACTCACCCTTGAGAAGAAGAACAAGGATGCCATAAAGATTCCATTCTCTAAGTCTCCGAAGATTGCTATCACCACGAACTACGCCATCAAGGGAGCAGGCAACTCATTTGCTCGTCGTAAGTGGGAGTTGGAGCTGCATCAGTACTACTCCAAGGACTTCACTCCATTTGATGAGTTCGGGAAACTGTTCTTCGGTGATTGGAATGATGATGATTGGTGCGAGTTCGACAACTACATGGTGTCTTGCTTGAAGAACTACTTGACAACCGGTCTTGTGAAGAGTAAGTTTGTCAACCTTAAGATTCGTCAGCTATCGGCTGAGACCACCCACGATTTCATCGAGTGGTGCGGATTGGTAGACAACACAGAGCCGGCCAAGATGTTAGAGCCGGGAATCAGGGTCTACAAGCAAGAGCTATACTACGAGTTCATCAGCGAGTATCCCGACTACGGCCCGAAGAGTCGAATGACAATCTCAAGGACCAAGTTCTACAAGTGGCTTGTGTCTTATGGATTGTTCAAGTACGGAATCATTCCGGAGGAAGGTCGAGACTTTGGTGGGCGTTGGATATGCTTTAAAACAAACGAGTGATGAACGAGATTAAGATAATAGAGAGGAGGCCCGGATACAGCAACATGATGATGGTGGAGCTGCTCCGGCTACTGCTTGGTGTCGCGACCAAAACCAAAACAAAGAAGGTCAAGCAAGGCCGGAAGATGGTTGAGGTCGTGGCTCTCAAGCATGACGTGCCTACACATACAATTGAATCAATACGTGCAAGCATTGAACACTATCAAAACCTACCCGAGATGAAACAGAATTCATTTGAGTACAGAGACTATCAGCTAAGCATCATTGAGAAGGGTGCTCAGATTCTCTTTGAGCATGACTTCTTGTACTTGGCCATGGAGGTGAGAACCGGCAAGACTCTCACAAGTCTCGGCATCTGCCGGAAGATTGGTGCTAAGTCTGTTCTGTTTATAACCAAGAAGAAAGCAATCGGCAGCATTGAGAGTGACTACGCTACGCTGTCTCCTGAGTTCCACATGGATACCATCAACTACGAGAGTCTTCACAAGGTTGAACAGAAGAGTTGGGATGTCATCATCTGCGATGAGGCACACAGCCTTGGTGCTTTCCCCAAGCCAAGCAACAGAGCTAAGGACGTGCGCGATTTGATTGCAAAGCACAGACCTCGGGTGATTCTCCTGAGCGGAACACCAACACCGGAGTCGTACTCTCAGATGTACCATCAGGTGTACGGAATCCCCGGCAACCCATTCTCTTCTTTCAAATCATTCTATCGTTTTGCTGACGCGTACATTGATGTGAAGACCAAGATGATAAACTCTGTGATGATAAAAGACTACAGCCGAGGAAAGGAGGAAATCATAAAGGCAATGGAGCCATACACCATCAACTATAGTCAGAAGCAAGCAGGCTTTGTTGTGCAAACAAAGGAGCACATTCTGAGGGTTAGGATGAAGGACTCGACTTATGCTATGATTGAAAGGCTTAAGAAGGAATTGGTTCTTCAAGGTAAGGATGAGGTAATCTTGGCTGACACACCGGTGAAGTTGATGCAAAAGTTACATCAGATGTACTCCGGAACGGTAAAGTTTGAGAGCGGAAAGTCTATGACCTTTGACCTAAGCAAAGCGGAGTTCATAAAGAATCACTTTGCCGGCAAGAAGATTGGCATCTTCTACAAGTTCAAGGAGGAGCTGAGTGCTTTGACTCAGGTGTTTGGCGATGAGCTTACCACAGATTTGAGTCTCTTCGAAGAGACGCAAAAGTCGATAGCCCTTCAGATTGTAAGTGGAAGGGAGGGCATATCCTTGAGGCAGGCTGACGCTTTAGTTTACTTCAACATTGACTTCAGTGCCACGAGTTATTGGCAGAGCCGAGACCGGATGACAACGAAGGACAGATTGGAGAGCGACATCTATTGGATTTTTTCTGAGGATGGCATTGAAGATGAAATCTACAAGGCTGTAAGCAAGAAAAAAGACTACACAATTTCTCATTTTAAGAAACATTTAACACTTTAAACATCCAAAAACCATGAGAACAATAATCCATGTAAATCAGCACAACATCAAAGCAAATAAAGATGGTGCCAACAGACCTGTGCTTACCTGCAAGACATACAAAAGCAATGACTACGCACACGAAGCCATAATATATGGCCAAGATGGAAAGGAAGCAGCAAGAATAATCTACTCACACGATAAGCCGCTTTCATGCGGTGCAAAGGTGTGGATTGAAACTTCCGGACACGTAGAAATAGTAAACAAAAATGCCGAAAACAGAACAGCAGATACAAGCCAATAAGATAAAGGACCTCGAGGCCCAAGGATTCTACGTCATCAAACTAATGAAGACCAACAAGAATGGAATCCCTGACCTCTTGGTCCTGCCACCCAACACCGACACGTTCTTTGTGGAAGTGAAAAGGCCCGGTGGAAAACTAAGTGCTCTCCAAAAATACAGAATTGAAGAGCTCTCTAAGAAAGGAATACGAACAGAAATACACACAGGAGAATGAACAATCAAGTTTTTTTTGACGATACGTTACTGATTCAAATTGTGGAGAATGTGTTCAACATAGACTCAATAAAGAAGAGAACACGAAAGCAAGACTACGTTTCAGCACGTCAGGTATTCTCAACAATCCTAAGAGAAAGAGGATACACCTACATCCACATAGGAAAAATCTTAGGTGTGGGACACGCAAGCGTAATTCATTACATACGCAGTGCAGAACATGACCTTAAACTAAAGTCAATTCAAGAAAAATATCTGACCTGCAAAGAAATACTCGAGAACGATTCTAAATCAAAATGGTATACAGAAGATGTCGAGAACATCGTAGACCACATTCGAAACATCGAGAAAGAAAACAAAGAGCTAAGAGAAAAAATTGAACAAGAAAATGCAAAAAATTCAAGGTTTGATGATATCTTTGCAACGATACGAGCACGAGTTTATCCCGGAAAAGAACAAGAGTTTATATTAAAACTGAACAGAATACTCAACGGACTATGACAAAGCAATCACCAAAAGAAAAAGAAAGGGTTGCGAAGGTGACAAGGTTCACCAACACCCTTCACGACTATCTTAATGAGCTCTATGAGCACATGATAGATAAAGATTGGCCCAAGGCAAAGTTGGAAGCCCAAGCAATTATAGATGACCTAAACATAATCATTCAAAAAGGAAGAGATGCGCTTTGAAACTGAAGATGATTTGATACGTGAGCGAAGAGCAATCGAAACATACGTAAACGTATTCGGTGGTTCATTTAAAAAGCTCGGACCCGATGATATCGACTACAAGGTATTCAATAAGGAGGGGAAGCTCGTGGCATATGCAGAGGTAAAAGGAAGACACCGGTACATCAGAGATGCATACCCACTACCAATCTCTGTGAACAAGATATCAAAACTTCAGATGAAGATGCTAAACCCATTGGTTATATGGGCGTGTGACGATGGCATAATCTTTGGCCGGCCGGCAGACATCTCCGGCATCATTAAGATGGGAGGAAGGAAACCAAGGGAAGGGGCAGCAAACGACAACGAGCTGATGGCATACTACGACAAGCAGAGAGGACTCAAGTACGTTAGGTACAAGAAAGAGCCCGACTACTCAGAGTAGCCGTAGGCTTCATCCTTTAACTGTTGCTGCTCCTTCTCAATCTCTTTCTCCATCTCCTTTATCTCTTGCTGAATGTCATACCCCGGGGAGTTTGGTCCGTATACCTCATCGTAAAGTTCAGGGAAGTAACGCTTCATGTCCTCCTTGCCCATAGTTGATACAGGCTTCTCATCATTGCTTGGCCTGTACGATGGAGTGATTCCAAGCATATCGTAAGCCGCATCCTCTTGCATATCCTCGTCTCCGCCAAAGTAGTTGTAGATACCAATGAATGGGTCGAGCTGAGCTCCAATAACAATCTCAACTAAAGGCTGTACCGCAGCCCAAACATTACCATCATCCAATCCCTCTTCAGCTTTCTTATACTTTCTGAATAGATTCTGAAACACATTGATGGTGTCATCAGCCCTGTCAGGCTCACCCTCAGCATACGCAACCATTGATTCAATAGCAGAACCAAAGATGGGTATAGCGTAAATCACATTGAGACCAAGCATCGCATTACGCATGGCTTTCAAAGCCTCTTCCTCATCCTCATCATCACCGTATATAAACTTGGCAATGTTAGCAGCACCAACGAACAACACGTTTGCGATGGCAAGGTTCAACATTAACCCTCGTACATCCTTTGCTTTTGGCATCTTGCCTTTCTTGGCACTACGCATGATGTTGGTTGATGTCTGAGCAATCTTGTTCATCTGCAAGAACACTGTGCTTCCAAACATTGTGAACAACCTTTGAAACTCATTGTTGCTCATCTGTATTGGTGACTTCTCAGTTGCCCGGCGAGACTGCTGCGTAGAGTTGTAGTTGTTGAATGCCTCCAACGCCTCAGCGTGAGTGAAGCCTTGCTTTATCATTCTGTTGTACACAGCCATGTATCCAAGCACACCAATGATATCACCAAGGACAGTAGGTGCTGCGGCTCCGGTTTTGAAAGCCCTCCTTGCTTTTGCCCATGCACTTGATGACTTTGATATTGGCCGGAACACTCCGGTGCCGGACTCAAGTCCATACACATCCCCCTCCAATCCTTGGTCGAGACGGTCCTTTACATTGGCCGACATATCGTAAGCCTTTTTAATCTGCTTTGGAAGTGTGGCAACAATGTAAGCCATGTCAAGCATGAACATTATGTGGTCCAATACCGGTGTTGGCTTGCCCTTCCTTACGGTGTAATCCTCAAATGCTTGAACAAAAGAGGAGCCTTGCTTCAGAATTTGAATGGCCTTGAAAGAAAGAGCAAATCCGGTGAACTTGGATGACAGCTTCCCGACAATGGTCGTTGGTTCCCGGGTCATGGAGTCGGGGTTGATAGCGAAGTTAAGACCGCGCATAATCATGTCCTTGGTTCCGGTGCGCTCAAGCAAAGTCTTGACATCCTCCATCTTAAAAATCTGAACCATCTTGCGAACACCAATGGCCATGGCCTTGTACCTTTCCATCGACCGGAAGTGATTCTCAAGAACAGCAGTAAAGTCTGATGACAAGTCAATCTCTCCCTTAGTATCAGTACGCTCCTTTAGTGCAGGTGCTGTCTCCGCATTAAACACAGAGCCGAAGTCTCCGGACTCCAAGATGTTCCCATCAATCTTAGTTTGAATTGTCTTGGTTGGGAAGTAGTTTTCTACGTATCCAAGGTTGACATTGTTTACATAAGAGTAGATGCTGTTAACGCCATCGAAGTAGCTGTTGGATAGGTAGTCAACAACCATGTCAGCGAATCCCCTTTGCTCATCTGTAAGGAATGACTCAACACTGTCGATGTCAATGCCCATATCAATCAGCTTGTTCCTCTGTATTGGGTTCTTGCTTAGGGCATAGATTCTCATCATTTGGTCGATGGTGAGTAGCTTTCCGTTGACATTAGCCGGAGGTCCGTTCAAGCTACGAGCAAACTGCTTGTAGTTCTTGAATCCAAAAGAACGTGCGAAAGAGTCTAAGTTCGCCATCTCCATTTGGAATCCGCGCTTACTCTTCTCATCCATTCTATTGAGAACGTCGTATACGTTCTTCTTGAAGAAGTCACCACCCTTGTCCAACACGTTCATCAGCGTACCAAGGTGGTATATTTTCTTCCGCATAAAGTCTTGGAATCCGGTGAGAGATTGGAAGTCGATTGTCTTAACCCAACCCTTGATACCTTCCCAAACCTTTAGCTTGCGGAAGTTCTCCCATATCTGCCGGAACTCAGAGTCAAGCCTGTTCTTACTCTTCAGGTCTCCGTTCTCATCGTACAAGAATCCAAAGTCAGATTTTATCTGAGCCTCTGCCTGCTGCTTCAATGAAGATATCTCAGCACTCAAGACAAGTTTGTCTGCCTTTAGTCGTGCGATTCCCTCTGTTGCCATCTCCTTTGTTCTCTCCAATAGAGAGTCCAACTCCTCAAGAGACATAGAGAAGATACCGCCCAACTCTTGGAGTGCGACAGTTGTGTTGAACGCATCGCGTTCTGCCGCGGTGAGCTCCTCTCCGTTGTCTATTTTCTGTTGTACTTCATCAAGGTCAATGCCCTTGCCGGCCAATATCGCAGGGTCAACAGATGCTGAAATCCTGTCAAGCATAGATGAGTCACCCTTCTTAGCCATTGCCAATGCCCTCATGGTCTGCTTCATTGTTGCAAACAAAGCCTGAGTGTCTGCATCCACCCGGCCGGCCCTACGTTTGTTTGAGCCGGTCTTGGCTATCTTAGATGACTTGACTATCACATTTGCAATCTCCCTTATCCTTTGGTTGGACATCAGTTTGCGCTGCTTTTCAACTACATTCAGAACCTTTACAGCTTGTGCTGCGTAATTTTGTGTTGTGGTGTTTGCTACAGCAGCAACCAATCGGTTCACCATAAGTTGGCTATAGCCTTTGGACTTTGGCAGATTGGTTCTGATGAAGTTCTTCAGTGTAATCTGAAAAGAACGAAGGTCTTTTTGTCCGGCCCGGCGGTCGCGCATCTCTTGCCTTTGTCTTGCAACAGCGTCAGCAATATCTTTCTTGGCCATCAAATCCTTCTGAGCCTCAACAATCTTCATCACGCGCTCGGCTTGAGCATCGAAGTTGTTTATGTTTGTGCTTCCAATCAATCGAACTATACGCTCAATCCTTGCTGTGCTATATCCCTTAGATTGAGGGAGCACGCTTGATACAAAGTCAATGAGTTTCTTCTGAGCAGCAGCCAACTCCTTCACGCCCATCTTCTTTGATTTCAGGCCCTTCCTTATCTCTGCAATCTGAGCATCGACACCTCTGTTCGCCCGGGTTGACATTGACCTATCGAAAGCCAAGATGAGTTCATCTTTCGTTATGTTTGCTTGGGCCTTGAATATTGGGTGCTCCTTGAGAAGCTCTAAGGCTTTCTGACGTATCTCTGACATGGTCCGAGTACGAGTGGTGCCATCGGCCTCCTTCACCTTCTTCTTGGCATACTTGCTGAGCTGTTGGCGCACGTCAGCGAATAGCTTCATACCTTCCTTCACGCCACCTTCTACGTTGGCAAACGCATCGGGTAGTTCGGTCATTAGGTCTACGCGGACCTCCATGGCCGTATCGATGTCGGCAGCTTTAAAGCCACGACGCATTAGAATCTCTTTGATGGATTGGTCTGAGAATCCGTTCTCCCGGCCCAAGTCAATGATGCTCTGCATTGAGTCATCTTGGCGAGCCATAGAGGTTAGGTTCCTCATCTTTGTGAGCTGAGCATCGGATATCTTCATATCCTCGCCACTGAGTAGGTCTGCCATGGCTGTGCCCAAGAAATCATCAAGGCTCATGTTAGAGATTTCATCTACGCTAATGTCCTTGGACATCTTGAATGTAGCGCGGACGTACTCCCACATCGCAAGCAAGAAGTCATTGAACTTGGTTCTGATGCTCGCCTTTGATATCATCTCTCCCCGGTTACCAATCAAGATTGCCAACATCTCGTTGATGGCATCAGCTTCGTTGTTGTTGAACAACTTCATCTGACTATCGTAGAGAGCCTTTAATTTCGGGTCGGTCTTGATTCCTTCTCTTATGATGTTTATCCCTTGTTGGTACAGCTTTCTCTCTTTGCTTCCTTCAGGAGAAGTCAAAAGCATATTAAGCCAAACGTGCCCGAACTCGTGGATGATTGTGTTGAACAGCTCAGACTCTGTTTTGTGTACCTCGGGGTTGATGTAGATATCACCGTTGGCTGTGACTCCATAGAGAACTGCGTCTCCTTTCATCGTCAACTTTGTGTCGGTGTTTTGAAGTATCCGGTTGAATGCTTCTGTTGTGGTGTACACTGAAACATTTGGGAAAGCCTTATTGATAAGTGATATCAAGGCCATCATCTTGGGAGGGTTGGTGCTGATGGTTCTTCCTACTAAGCCCTTCAATCCTTGGCCAATACCCATGGCTGTTGAAGTACCAATAGGTTTCTTTTTTTCTTTTACCTTCTCAATGTTTTTTGATACTACAGCATCATATGCGGCAGGCATTATGCTTTGGAGTGTCATAGGGTTTTTTACAACACCAAAAGACATTCCCTCGGCTCCATACTCATAGTTTGGATGGCCAACTTTTATGGCACGACCGGCCGCTTTATATGTTCCATCGGCTTGCTTCTCTGCAACCTTAACACCCACCACAGATATAACACTTCCAATTGGAACATTAGATGTCGATGGCTCTGTTAATACATCAGTTATAGATTGTATGCTCAGTAAAGAATTATTTTTGTTGTCTCCAAGAAGTATCTTTGCTATACTATCTTTACCGGGCCCCCCGGGGTTTTTTGGCTTTTGCCCGGGCTTTCTAACTGAACCTGATGTTAATAGTTTATTAATAACCCCTCTTGCAGAAATAGGCATTTGAGCTATGCTATTTAAAACACCATCAAAATCCTTTATGTTATTTTCACTAATGAACTTAGCTAAAGAATAAGGGTTCTTTGTGCTTGCACTTATTGCTTTTTTCTTTTCACCTTCTTTTAATTTTGCATTTTTTCTATCTACAGCCGCCTTTTCTTTTTTGTAGTTTTCTACAAATTTGTCTAACCTCTTTTGCAAATTTGAAAATGCTTCTTTCTTTGTATCTTCTGAAAGATTTAAAGACTTAATCCTTTCAATAAGCACTCTTGATACGGCCTCGTTTGAAAGTATTGAGTTCTCCCCCATTTTTACAACCAACATGGGTACGTGCCCATCGTACTTGGGGTTGTCTGCCCAAAACTTTTCAATGATTGCTTTATTGTTTTCGTATATTTCAGTAGCTTTTTTGTGCTGATTTTTGGCCTCATCTTCATTTACATTTGCCCAAGCTGCCTTAAGGAACTTTTTAATTCCGTTGAATCCTAAGCCACCGAAAAGGTTGGTAATCTCTGTGCCTGTGACATTGTCTGTAACACCATCATTGGATGCTACAAGTTGGTCTGAGATTGTGACAAGCACCGGTACCCCATCAAGAATTTGAATGTTTACCACATCGAGTGGGGTATCAAGCCTGCTGTTTAGTTCTTGAACATCTGTTGAAGCACCTTCTGTTGATTCAATTTGGGCAGATGTGTCTACGAGTGGACTATCCAACTCATTCATTTCACCAACGATTCTTTCGAGCTCAGCATTCTCATCAATCTCTTGGACCTGCTCTAACTTTGTGTCAATGCGTGTCTGAGGCCCGGACTTTGGAGCACCAAATAAACTTTCTACCGCCTTTACTAATTCAGGGTTTGAATTGTCTGCCTTGGCTTTGTGGTAGGCTTGGGCGATGTTTTTATTGGTAAATGGTTTTAAAACAGAGGTATTAAAAATAACGTAATCTTTTTCCCCTTTTACATCATATGGTAGTTTTAATTCTTCATTGATTACTTTTTTAGTATTGTACGATAGCCCATCTATTCCATAACCTTTTAAAATTTTTGTTGCTTTTCTTATTGCACTTTTTTCATCAAACCCTTTTTTATATTCACCGAAATAATTTTGTATTATGTTTCCTTCTACTAAATCTTCAAATAATTCACCAAATGTTTCCGGTCTATCCTTTTCATCAATAACACTATCAAATTTTGACCCTGCAATGGGTTGGTCAAAATCTACAATATTATCGTTATTTAATGTGAATTTTTTTACTTTTAATTTATCAAATGTATTGTTAATTAACTTTATAGCAGCTTCAGCTTTTTTCCCTGAAAGATTATTCTTTACTGATTTTAATGCAGATTCTTTTGTGCCATCAATAAGTAACGCATCATAAAGCATTTGCAGATTAAAAAATGAATTTGTTTCTTTTGCGTTTGACATTGAAGCTGAATCAGGATATAAATCTTGAAATGCTGAGTTTGCGGCTGCTATTAACCCATAATATTTATCTACAGATTCTTTAGATGTTGTTACGTAAAATCCTTCTCCAAATTTTGATACTCCTATACCTTTTCCAATTTCTTTTTTGCTTGGTAAATCAAATTGACTTGCAGTACCATGATACATTACACCAAAAGGTTTTTCAATAATGGTTGTATCCACGCCCTCCAACGCCTTAGTTGTACTCTCCACATCTTGCAAGGGATTCTCCCCGGTGGATTGCTCTATTTCTATATTTTTATTATCAAAAACAATATAAGAATCCCCTTTACCTTCATACTTATTATCGTAAACAAAGGCATCAATATTATTGTCTTTTAGAACCGCTAAAACATCTTCAAAAGATTTGATTTCTTTTTTATCTTGTATTAAGCCTAACTCAAAAAGTATGTTTTTGTATGTAGATAAAGTCCACCTCCCCTTATCAGTAACTCTTATTACTTTTTTAGGATTGATTTTAACTTTTATTATTCTTTGTTTTTCTTTTGGTATTCTCTTTGTTTCGGCTCTTTTTTTAGCTTGCTCCTCAGTTCCTAAGTGTATACCAAGTTCTGTATACTGAGATTCTGTCTTTCCGTCATTCTCCCCAATAACTCTAAATTCAGTAAAATTACTTGGCGTAGAATGATATAAAGTAATCTCCCCCTCAACAGCGGTTTTCCCTTCTTTCTTTGGAGCAGGCTTAACTCCGCTCTCTGTTTTTTCATCAAAGTCATACGATACAGAGAAGTCAGACAGCTTGTCACCAATCTTAATCGTGCTGTAAAAATCATCTGCCGGAGCAAAAGTCTCTTGACCCTTCTGCCTTGGATTCATCTTGCCATCTTGATACACAAGACCCTTATCCGTAGCTACGCTCTCTTGAGAAAACTCCCGGGCAAACTCAACAGCATCCTCTGTGCTTAACCCCTCAACAAAAAAGCTGTTCTCAGAGTTGCCATACTTCCCAAAGATTCGCTGAGGATTGTATCCCCGGCTACGTAACCACTCCTCCGCACGCTCATTTACTTGTTTATTCTCCGCATCAGATACTTGTGTTGCATCAGGATTCTCCGCAGTAAGCATACCCCACTGACCATCGCGAATAGTAGATTGAAAAGCCTCGTCACTCTCAAAGCTCGAAGCCGGAAGCTCCTCCTTAGTCTTAGAATCCCAAGCTGCATCCCTTGTGGTTTTAACACCATCCCCGGCCCGGAACTGAAACCCACCACTTTGACTCAGCATAGTTTCCAAGTCATTGACCTCGGAGCTCAACGCCTCCTGCTCAGACTTCAATGAAACCAACTCATCAACCCGGGCCTTGTTCGCAGATACCAACGCGTCCTGCTCAGGACTTAGCTCAGTCTCAGATATGATATCGTCAGCAATAGAGGACAACACCCCATCCAACTGCTCGGGTGCCAACTCATTGTTGGTTGCCTGAACAAGAACCTCCGGAGTAACCTCCATAGCCGCCGGAATAGCAGCCTCTAACTCACTCAGCCTACCACGACTTTGCTCTACTTGCTGTTGCGTCTCTTCGAGGAGACGCTCTTGTTCAACTTCTCCGGCAACTTCTTCTTGACCGGGTACTTGCTCTCCCACTCCTTCGCCAACTGCGGCTGAAACTTGTGGAGATACCTGCGCTGCGCTTTGCTCTTGAATGGCATCTGTCTTTGGTTTAGTTATGAATCCTTTGTCTATAAGTTTTTGGTTCAGCTCACCGGTGGTAGCCTCATCATTGTCAACAACAATGCGAGAACGCATAAACCTTGACTTCGACATCTTTCCAACGGCATCCATAAAGTTTGCCTTGGTCATAGAGCGACCATTGATGCTGTACTTAGGTATGCCGGGTGCTGACGTAGGAGCATTCATGGTAGAAAGGTTCACAGCATTCTCCGGGGCCCGGAGTTTCTTGGTCTCTGCAATCTCCCTCAGCTCCTCGTTCACCTGAGCTATGTAGTTTCGGTACACCTCACGACGGTTGTCCGTAGATGACATCTCATCGCGTGCAGCCATCAGCTCCATCATCCTTGCTTGTAGCTTGGAATCCTTTGAAGCTATCTTTCCATTGTCACCAACAGACAACAAGTCCTTGGACTCCCTTCTCAATCCAACATTCCTCTGAATCCTCTGCTCAGTCTCAGCATCAATCTGACCAAGCCTCCGCATATTCGCAGCCCAATTTGATATGCGCTCATCACTCGCAGACTCCTCAGCAACAGCAGAGATGTCAGTAAGCGTGTTCGCATAATCAATGTTGGTGTTCTTTAATGCCGATGTAGCTATGTTAAATCCGGCAGAGATGGCATTGTTGCCAATACCACCCATCATCTCACCCTCAATCTCCTTTAGGTCATACGTTCCGGTAGACCACTCTTGAGCTAACAGCTCTCCGGCACCCTCCATTAAGGGGTCAAAAACAGCACGCTCCGCAACGAATGTTCCTACCTTCTGAGCCTTGGATGCGAGTTTGCTAACCTTAAACACCTTGCCGGCAAGACTGCTCGACATCAATCCAACTCCACCAATAGCCAATCCCCTTCGAATACCAATGTTGTTGGTCTCATTCCAAACTGCATCGTCAGCGTAAGCCTTGACAAACTGTTCGGGGTCCTTCACGTCATACCCTCTTTCTTGAGCTGCCTCAAAGAATGAGTTGGTGTACTCCATGGCAAAGTTCGCCATTTCCATACCCGTTTGAAAACCATACTTTAACCCTGAAACTGCACCTCCGAAAGTTCCAAAACCGCCTGTTGTTGCGGCAGAAATTCCGGCACCTGTGAGACCACCGGCAACGGTTGTAGCAGGCACAATCCTAAACCCTATAGGAAGAAGCTGAGCAAAACTCGTAGCCACTAAGTTTGTTAATATCTCAAATGGGTCAGACCAAAAAGCCCTTGCAGCTCTTTCATCATCTTCAGATAAAGCACCGGCAGACATAAAAGTTTGGAAAGCTCGGCTACGAGTGCCACCCTCTGCATCTTGCATAGCCTCTGAAATCAACTGACCTGCCTCTTCAACAGAGTTCACGCCCATGATTGTCTTCATCAACTGTGCCCCGGCCTCACCTCGGGCCCAAGCAGAATTAAACTCGCTCCACCAAGCGGACATGTTCTCATCGTACTCGTTGCGAGCAGCCTTGTTTAGCTTGGAATCAAAGAACGTAGATGAAGCGTAGTACCTTTCAGCAGCTACTTTTTGTAGGTCAACAAGGGCTGACATCCTTTGCTTGATGTCGTTTATCACGTTCACCTCATCTTGAGTCTTCGGCTTGTAGGTCATAAGCTGTGCTGCCGGAACACCAAAAGCCTCCATTGATACGGCGTTCAGCTCTTCGTACTTCTCCTTTGCTATCTTGTTCGCTTCTTCAGCCTTTTTCTTTGACTCCTCAGACTTCTTGTTAAGGTAAACATCGAAGTCCTCAAATGTTGTTTGAACCTTCCCATCGTTAAAGAAAGTGCGGTCCTCCACTTGGGTATAAAGCTCGTTCTTTTGTTGCTGACGTTTCTGAACGTATGACTCCAAGTCGGGGCGAAGGTTGTTACCATTCAAAAGGTAGGAGTACTTGATGGCCTCCTCCGGTGAAAGTTTCTTTGAAAAGTACTGCTTCGCGTTTGTGATTTCACCTCTCTTAATGGCACCACTCACATTCTCAATCAGGGCCTGCTCCTTGTCGATAGACAACATCTCGTCCCTTCTGTTCTTGTAATCAAAGTAGTCTAAGCCACGCTCTTGGAAGAACTTCTGCCCCTCTAAATCTGACATGGTTACATCCTTCCAAGCACCTTCTGCAAATCGTTCTGCCTCGGCCTTGGTTTTAAACTCAAACAGCTCACCTCTTGCCCGGGCCTCTTCAATTGCTTTTGCCGGCTCCAACTTCATCCATCCTCTCGGGTCTGCGCCGTAGTTGAGCTTGTCCTTTGGGAATAGGGTTGGAGCCACAAGGAACTTGCCGTCCTGCTCAAAGGACATAAACTCTACAGTTGATGCACTGCCATCCTTGTTGAGCCTACCAACGCGGCGCATATTCTGTGCACGCAATGACTTAGTAATAAAGTCCTCAGACATGGACTCAGTCTGAGCCTTTCCGTTCTGTATGATAAAGTCTCTGAGTCTTTTTGAGTTGTAGTCAGAAGTTGACGCTGCAAGGGGCACCTCAATGCTCTTCTTCCCATCTGCTGTGCGAGCAATCAGCACGTCTCGGCCTGCCTTAGATTGGGCAAACACTATTCCGTACTTCTTGAATCTTTCGTTTAGCTCCCTTTCTGCTCTCTCCTCTGAAGCTCCTTTTATGTACAGGTTGTCAACCCCGGATACCAAACGCAAAAACTCTTCGTCTTGGTCGTTGGTCTGAATCTGAGCTAACTCAGCCTCACGTTCACCCTTCTTAACAGTCTCTAAGAATCCCTTATCTCGCTCGGCCTCTTCGGGTGCTTTCTTTATTCGCTCTATGGTCTTGGGGAACTGCTCGGCAAACTGTTCTTTGGTTTGCTCCATGAGTGTTGGCTCAGCCTTGGCCGGAGCAACCACCTCCTTCTTTTGAGGAGAGTATCGAAGTGCACTGCTGTAGGCATTCCGGATATTCTGAGCAAAGATGTCCTTGTTCTTGTACTCCTCTTCTTGGGTTTGGGGGACTTGGATTCCATACTCGGCAATGAAGTCTTCCTTTGTGCCTTGGTATCCTTTCCCTTGTATGATTTTGAAAGCCTCCTCAACTTGCATTTGAGGGGGCATTTGGTTAAACCGAAGTGGGTCTTCTTTTGGCTTTGATTGTGGCTGTGGCTCTATGCCAATTTTACTGAGAGTCTTCTTTGTAATCTCCGGCAAAGATTGCCCCAATGAACCATCGCCCGATAACGATTCCGTACTTGGGGCTGACTCTTTTTTTTTTAATGGGATGGTGCTTGTGGATTGGTTCATCCCCAATAGGCCCAAGAATTCTTCTTTGGTTTTCTTGTACCCTCTGCTTTGTACGTAGGCGAAGTTATCGTCTTGTACACTTGGGTCTGTTTGGATTAGAGTACGAAAGTCTTCTATTCCTTTTTTGTATCCTAATGATTGGGCCCTTGCATAAAGGTCCTGTAGCACCTGTTCATCCATACTACAAAGTTACTAAATTGTGTTTGATTAATTACTTAGTTCTATAATCTACGCTCCCACTTTCATTCAAATCCGCGGAATACCCCGATACATTAGCCTTTGTTGGATTAAATTTATTATTAAGGAATGCTTTTATTCCTGCGGCATCAGTTGTTTCAAAATCTTGTGATTCTCCATCGACATCAGTTATTTTTATTTTATTAGGAGACCCCGGGTAATCAAATCCTGCTTCTTCAAATTTAAATCCTGCTGCACCAAATTGTGATTCTAAATAAGAAACAGATGCTGCTTCACTGTCTTGAGGAATTTGAATTCCACTTACACGCGACCTATGCTTTTCAGTAATTGTCTTTGGCTTTTGCACAGAAGCAGACCCTGTTGTAGTAGGGTCAAACTCCCCTTCGCTATACCCACCTTTCAGTACAAGGCCAATAACATTTTTACTCTCAGAGTCATCTAAAAGTGCTGATGATGCTGCTTCTATAAATTGTGCTTGATTTCTTGGGGTTCCATCCGTATTATAAAAACCTATTTTTTTCTTGTTTCCATTTGCATCTATTATTGTAATGCCATCTCCATCTCTATTTATTTTAGTTCCTTCAGGCAATCTACCTCTAAAATAATCCAATGCTGTTTGCAAATTTTGCCCACCTGTGTACAACCTTCCAATCATACTTGTATTGGCCTCTGCTGCTATATCTCCTTGTGATTTTGGGGCTGGTTGCCGAGGAGTAACTTGACCAATTCCGAATGTCTTTTCATTCGTCTTCTTATCCATCTTCGAGCGGATGATGTTTCGTAGTAGCTTGTCGGCTTCACCCATTTGACTTTTGTAATTCGTAGCTCCTGTATCCGGTACCGGATACCCATTCTTAGGGTCGTTCTTCAAAAGAATTAGCTTATCGTTATTTTGTGCTTCTGTTGGGTTAAAAGTAAAGGTATACCCATTGTCGCTAAGGATAGATGTAAAGTTGTATGGATTCGTAAGAGCAGATGATACAGCAGCATTTTCCGCTATATCATAAGCATCAATAGCAGCTTGGTCTTTCGGGCTTAGGTTTACAGTTCCCCTTACTCCTTCTTTAGAAATAATCTTACCCCAAGTTGTCCCCATTTTTTTTGCAACCTCAAGAGTTTCAACACCAAACCCCGAAGCAATTTTCTCAGCATAGTCATCGGTCTTGAACCTATCAAACTTACCTTTAATCCTGTTGCGAAGAGTACTCACAGAAAGGTAGTTGTTGGGGTCTTCGTCAATCTTTCCATCTTTCATCTTGGCTATAAACACCTCGCTTGACATCGAATCAATCACCGGTTTGTATTCGGAAAAATTAGCAAGTCCTTCAGCTTGAGCCATAAGCCACTGCTCTAATGGTTGAGAATCCCCATTTCTATAACGCTCCATCTTGCCTGAGTACTCTGTCTGATACTCCTCAAGAGCAGCAAAGATTCCATCGGTACCATCCGATAGGTTCTGTCTCATCTTGGTGTAGTCTTTAACATTGAGTTGACCCGACCTCAAAAGCCTGTCTTGAATCAACCTCATCTGCTGAGCTTTTGATGCGTAGTCCAATGACCATTGGTTCAGCCCTTCGTGCTCCCCTTGTATGTTATTTTCAAGGGTAAGGCCGAGCTGCCTTGTGTTCTCATCAATAGCTGCAATCTTTTCTTCACGCAGCCTTGCCTCCTCCTTTAAGGTATCGGTGATGTTGCGACCAACCTCAGCCCAATTTATTTGCGACTGAGCGTTTCTCTCTGCGTACTTATAGAATGTTGCCATAGATTATCTAAATTGTCGTGCGCTTAATCCTAAACTTGACATTATAGTATTAAACTCATCGGGGGTTCTTTGGCTTAACCAATTTTGAAACTCAACTCCGCCTCTTTGCAAAGCTCTAAAATCATCCAATTTTTCAGGGACACCAATGCCCTTCCCTATTGCTGCATCAATAGCTGAACTTGCAAAACCTGCACCCTTATATTGGTCGGCCACAACACCTTTCTTTTGACCCCTTTCAAATTGACGCTTCAATCGTCCTGCTTGCCGCGCTCCCTTAGTCTTAGCAAACAAAGGAACCATCTCAGCAGCTTGGCCAATGGCAGAGGTAACACCCTCCATACCCTGAGCTAAAGCCATCTGCTCCATCTCCGCAGCATTTGCAGCAGCAGCCTGAGCACCGGCAGCTTCATCAAGACTAATCTGTGCCCCAATGTCCTTAAGCCTGCTCTCCTCCCCGGCAGTCAATCGCTCCAACTCCTCCAACTTAGAAACCTCAGCCTCCCGAATTCCGGCCATGGCATCATTAACACCTGCTTGAACCCGGCCGGCAGTGGCCGCAACGCCCCTCTCAGACTCAGCACCGGCAGCAGTAGCTTGGGCCGCAGCCGACAACAAACCCTCTTGCTGTCTGCGGAATGCATCCAAGTTCACATCCAATGCCTCGTACACGTTAACATCAAGACGCTTCTTAGCCTCAGCCAAAGCCTTTTCAGCCTCAGCCTCAGCCTTGTTCTTAATGCTGTTCTGCTCTGCCGCTTGAGAAAAAGACATAGCTGTACTCGCCGCTGTTGCGGCCAACCCTACGCCTGCTGCTATTGTTGTAAATCCTGCCATATTAAAAAACTTTAATCATTTCGGTATTGTAGGAATCTCCCTTTATGTATCCAAACTTCTCGTATGATGATATCAACCCTTGATGCTTTATGAGAGCATACGCAATCTTGGCACCCGAGCCTTGAGCAACACTCGTAAGAGATGACAACAACAGCTCAATGGCCTCTGCCCTCTTGTCCCGATAGTTCTTGTTGGAGATAATCCAATCAACCCAAGCAACCGCCGAGTTGGTGGCATAGATAAATCCGGCGCACACCGGAGTGTCACCATCAAAAACCATCAGGCCACCTGTGCCGTTTAAAGGCAAGAAGTCCCTTGTGGGCGGAGTCCACCCCCAATCTTTCCACCAATTGACAAGAATGCCGTCATAGTCTTCATGAGTTATAGCTCTAATATCAAGCATAGTTACCACAAAGATAAGTGTTTTTATGGATAGCTGAACATAATATCACTCTCCGCTTGAAACAATTCTACAGCAAAAGTGGAGTTGTTCTCAAGAGTAAATATGCAGTAATGACCCAACACACCATGGGACTCAGCCACAGCATTCTTAATGAACAAGAAGTATGGGTCCTGAATACCAATCGGCGTGGTCCCCGGTATCGTGGTGTCAATAACAATCTGATTGATTCCGTTTGGAAGGTCTACATTAACAGCAGTAACCTCACCGGCCAACAACGGAGTTGAGTACGTGGGAGGCAAAGCAAAGTACAAAGCATCACCAATGCTTATGATTCCTCCAATAGAAATCAATGGGTTAATCGAGAACGATATCACCGTAGCCCCGGGAGGCCCCGAAACAGTAACGCTCCTACCAATACCATTTAAAGACCGCAAGGGATAGTTCTGAGCCGGGTTTGCCGGTATGGTTCCCGAGTTGCGAACAAAAGCAAAGTAGGTCTGCTCCTTCTTCTCAAACCAAGACTTCTGAATGAAGCCTGTGTCCTGAATGTCGGTGTCCAACTCGGCAGACCAACTGTCATCACCTTGCAATGATAAGGTCTTGAACAGCTTGTTCTTCAACACCTCAGCATTAAACACGCTCTTTATCTTTGAGGTGTACTGAACGCCATAGAAGTTGTTCCTTACTGCGTTTACATTGTGCCGGTACAGATTCCCACCCTTGAAGGTATAGAAATAGTTGTTCATCCCAATCATCCAATCAGGCTCAAACGAGTAAAAGGATGGCCATCCTTGTACCCCGGGGTCATATGAAAGAGTGTAGATAGGCATTATACTCCGCAGTTACAGTTTGACAAAGTTACAACAATTCCTCCGGGCGCAGTGTAAACACCACCCTTAACGCAGCGTAATATGGTCTGCGAATCAGATAGCGTGTAAGAGTAAGGAAGGTCATCACATCCGGTCCAACTAATTGTGGATGGAACACCGCTCACATTCTGAAACGACATCAGCACACACACCTCACTGCACGTTGTCGGCTCAAGAGAAACAAATGACTCCGTAGGAGCAAGGGCCGAAGATGATACAACCTCGAAGTAGCAACCTGAGTATCCTGTAATGGAAACCACATCCCCCGGATTCAACACTGTAGTCGAATCAATAATGACAGAAAGGCCATCTCCACAACGCGTTACTTGGTAGTAATAAATAGCAGGGCATTCACAGCTATCAATAACGCTCGTTACTCCCTCCGGAGACACGTAGCTCGTAGCCCTTGCACAGAAGTTGTATGTTTCGCCGGGGCCCAAGGAGTAAACCTGTGGCACACCAAAGCAATCAACAAAGTTTAAGTTCACATTCCCAACCTCAAAGTTGCTTGTCGCTTCCCAATACACACATACATTCTCGCAAGTGCCCGGAATAACAGCATTAAAAGTGGCATCGGCTTGAGTAGCTTGTGGCCCAACCACTGTAAATCTACATCCGGCATAGACAGCCTCGTTCACGCTTATCAGTTGGCCGGGAGTAAGAGCCGATGCAGAGTAGACAACAATCTCAAGATTATCTCCACACCTGCGAACTAAATAGTTGTCCTCATATGAGCAGCTTCCAAATCCTATTACAACACCATTGGCATCAACTTGAATCCAATCATAAAGGAGACTCATCCCTGAAACATTGTAGAATCCTGCCGACAAGGGTGTCTGACCATAAGCATCAGCAAACACATAGTCATATAATAGCAAAAGTCCTCCCGACCCATTGACGTGAGCAACGTAGTACGTTTGGTCCAAGATATCATTGCACGCAGCAGTAGAGGAGCCATTTACATTGCTTGAGGCAAACCCTTGCAACAAAGCCGGGCACTCAACCTCAACAGTGAAAGCACCGGATGGGCAAGGAGATACAATCTGAAGGTACAAAGAAGAAGGAGATGCGTTCACCTTTGGTATCACCATCACGCAGTTTCCGGGATTACCAACTGTGGTATCCACAGACAGCGGATTGACAGTGACACTCGGAGTGGTGCCATCGAAAATAAAGCTGCCCCCTTGGAACCGATAGTTGTCAAGGACATACGTAGTCCCCGATATACCACAATCATCAGCCGTTCTGCCAATGTACGATGGTTCACCGGCCACGCCACCTTGCAACCAACCATCCGCCGGAGACACAAGTCCGTTGTAGTCTACCCCATCATACGTTGCCAAGAATCCATCCGGCACATTATTGGGATTGAATCTAATGATGATGGCACCGACATTAAACCCTGTGTTGAAGGTAACATTGTAGATGCCATCGTCTCCCGAATGCGCCAACTGATTATCACAATCAATGAAGCAAGATGGGCAAGGTATTGCCGGCTGTAGCACACCCCCTATTTGTTGCCTTACGATACCACCGAATGAAAACCACCCATCCGGTGCCAAGGTGGTAAGAGCAGAATCCGTAAATACAGCAGTTGCAGAAGCAAACGATGAAGAATTCAAATAGTAAAGTGATGATGTTGCCATATCTTACATTTCAAGAGGAATTTATACACATCCGCAGTCAGCAAAGCTAATCTCTGCCAATCCCTCAATAATTTGAGGTTCGTTGGATGCACAGATTATAATAGTGTCCTCGGGGTCTACATAAACAATGGTTGGGAACTGAGCCTCTGAGCAGTCGTTGTAGACCAACAACGCACCGGTCGGCCCTGCTGTAACAGACCAAGATGAACATAGCTCTTCGCACTGCTCACAATCGCAACACGCATCCTCCGCACTAACAGATGAGTAGCATAGCTCTTGAGACACCTGAGTTCTGTAGTCCCATATCAGGTACAAATAATCATTGGGAGAACCGCCCGGCATAATAAACTCAGCATACCAAGCCGACCCCACATTCACAAGCGGAGTGGCATTGGTCGCGGCCAACAGCAGGTTCTGAATGTCAACAGGATTGTTTGCATAGAACACGTTGGTCCTAAAGTACATCAGCCTATTGTTGACGCTATCAAAGTTGTAGTTGTCGAACAGTATCTTGTTTGAAATGATTCGAACAGTAGAGCCATTGACCGGGAAATACCCTGTTCCTTGGAACCCTGAAGTAAGGTCGTAGTTTGAAATCAATGGATACGAAAATCCCGAAGCAAGAGTCACAAGGTCTGATGAAGTCGGAGAGATGTACGCTCCACTTTGGTATCTGAACTCATTGTGAATAAACTTTCCGGCATCGGCGTTATCCGATACGCATACCTCAACTAAGTTCAATGGTATTGACTCGGGACAACGAACAGTAATTTCCAATATCATAATCCCGGTACCACCATACTGAAGTGATATCGTGCCGTTGGTGTTATTCGTTGACTTTGAAAACGTCAGAGTCCCATTAGTGCTAACAGCTCCTGTCGATACAGTGCTTCCATCAAATGTCGCAGATATGTCGACGGTTGGCGCACCACTCACTATTGATATTGTATAGTCCACATCAACAGAGCCAATCGGTAACCCCAAGTTTACGCAGTACGAGTATGGTATTGCACCACCACCACGAAACGGAAGCGTGAACTTCTGAGTTATTCCGCAATCAATACAATCATCAATTATTGGGATTGGCGTTTCGTTTGAGCTGAGCACGTACTCATCCATGTATGGGTCATAACCACCGAGCTTTTGAGTATACATAGAATCGATGAACAAGTCCCGGAACCATGAGCGCATACCGGCCAATGAAATCAATCCCATCTGCTCATTGCTGTAAGAGCCTCCCGAAAGCTGAATCACAGCACCCCTTTTGGCATCGGTAAAGAACTTATTGGCTCCCCACTTAACGTAACTCTCCGGATGGAAGCTGATGCCATTCTTTTCAATCCTTGCAATCTGAGTGCCCAACACCTCGGGCACCGAAGTGATGGCACCGCCGGCCGCAGCATCCGACAGCAAGTTCTTGCCGGCAAGTACGTAGCTTACCTTATCTTCTTGAAGAACCAACACGTCTGTCTCCCGGCCATCCAATATCATAATGGGACCAAAAGAATCCTCCAACGTCTTGTAGTTTAATAGACCAAGGTTAAACTCGTTTAGCTTATTGACATTAGACTCATCGTTATAGATTCCGCTGTAGGTAATGTCTGCAAATCGATGTGCCTCCTTGTAGTCTTGTGCAGATACCGCAGTGACGCGATTGCCCAACAAGAATGGTTGACCCTTTAAAGAGTCTCGTACCCGATAGCTCTCGGCACCATTTCCAAAAGTAAAGCAGTTGAAGAAAGATGGATACACAACCCCGGGGATACCCAAGGCAATATCTTGATTCATATCTCCTACCATGATTCCTGATAGGTGGTCTCCGGTTGTTGTATCAATAGGATACGAAAACTCGTTCTCAAAGAATATGTCGGGAGATGCATCCACCGGCTCTGTCTCAAAAATCAAGGTTCCTCCTGCTCTCAATATGCTGATGCTAACAGTAATGCTTGATTGAGTATCATTATCCCAACCGCAAGAAGGGGGTCCTGTCATAGTTAAGGCAAGACGGTTATTGCCACTGTCTCTAAAGAACCTATAAAAATTGTATGACAAAAAGTCACACCCACCAAACCCATTGCAAATAATTTGGGCGTTTGGTGTTGATGACGAATATGGGGTAGCATCGTACCTGTTGTTTATTGGGGGGTTGTTTGTTGGGTCTCCAACATCCTTTGTCCCCAAATCCAAATAACCATCTATGTTGTCCCCATCAAACCAAGCCTTAAAATCAGGATAATCTGATGTTGATATGTAAGTTTGGTCCAAGGTGTATATCCTTCTTTCGCAAGCTCCACCTCCATTACCGGGGCCTTTACGCTCAAACTTAAAACTTAAAATTACACGACTACCGGCAGTTATTAATGGCTCACCACCGGGATTGTCTATGTAGTTACCCGATGTTGGGTCCAAAATATTTACAGTGTAGTCCATAACAGGGACAGCATTCACGTTATCTTGAATCACCGTTTTGGTTCCGAAAGAAATATTTTTAAACTGACTTTGTGACACATCAAGGTTTGGATTCGCAGTGCTTATCTTAGCATACACACCCGATGGAATTGGTATGTCTTGAGATGGGTCAAGCTGATTTGGTATAGCAACAAAGTCAGCAGCTTTCGCCTCCTTCTCCAATATCGTAACATAAGCACAAGAGGTCTTAGCACCCGATGCATCAGCCTTGACAATAAGCCTATCACCCGATTCAACCTTGCGAGCATTCTCTCCCTCCAACAATGCCCATAGAGTATTGGTTGGAACATCAACAAAGTAAAGGTTAGAGTAGATGGTCTCATAGTTTGCCTTGTCAGGCTTGAGAACAAACTTGTACCTTGTAGCCCAAGAAGGTGCTCTTTGTGTTGTTGGAATCGTTACCTTAATCTGATTCTTATTTACAGATTTTCCACAATCAAAAAACACAGTGTTGTTGTTACTCACAAGAGCTGTAGAAGAACGTCCAAACTCATCCATGTACACAATGCCAACCTCATACCCACGATTGCTATGCAGTGAACGCTCGCCAAACGCCGGAGTAAAGTACGCTTTTGCACTGTCAATCTTTAATATCTCCCACTCTTCTGTAAGTATATTCGAACCTTGTCTGTATAAAGGAAACAGTATCTTAAAGTCCAACTTATTTGTTGTTGGGTTGCCAACCGGAATCGGCTCACCAATAGTTGGTATGGGGCCCGAAACACCTATAGCAGACCTCAGCAAAGAAAAGTTTCCGGACTGAGAAGGAAGCGGATTAAAAAGCTGTGCGTTATAAAAATCCGTAAATGTCTTGCCATTTGAAGCCAAAGACACAGGGGAAAGAGGTTGAAAGTTTGGAGGAGATGCCACACCTATTGCATTCTTAAACTCAGTGCTTGCAAATAATGCAGGCACGTTAGCATAATCTTTTGGTAGAACAAACTCAAAATTAACACCAAATGAATTTACTCCTAAAGGAATAGGATTGGTCCCGGGACTCCACCCAAAAGTAAATGGCGGCACAGAACTGTGGGATACTTGCAACTCAAACCTAAGAACACCCCCCTTTTTTAGTTTTGTTGCTACACTCGAAAGGTCAACAGTAAACTTTGTGTTGGGGAATGAATTAGGAGTACCCGATTGTGGTAAATCATATAACCCAAAATCTCTAACTGTAGGTAGCTCAACTTGACCAATAACAGTTGACACAGGGTCGGTGTAATAATCAAACCGAACCTCATTCCCATTCAAATCAATAAGGTCGTATCCTTCGACATAGTTGCCATACATCAACCGGTTCCCCATTATAGTCTGAGCCTTAGCAAGCCTTGGCACATTGTCATACAACCTAAATATCTCAGACTCCGTAAGGACAGTAAATATCTTGCTGTTTGTAAATGAATAGAACTGAAGAGTGTTGTCCGGGAATCCGAGCTTAGCCTTGTCCAACTTCTCAATCACGCGAATCACATTGCTCTCCATGTCCTTGTACAGAAGGTCAATGCCCTTCACCAATGGGCCACCTGTGTTGTAGGTCACAACAACTGAATTGTACAAGTTCTCCATGCCAACATTTAAGTAGCTGTCCGGAGATATGTTAAACTGCTTTGGGGCAAAAGCCGGTGCCGAAAACATAGATATCGCAGAGTACTCGCCATCCTCATACCGATACCGGTACGCAAAACAAAGGAACCTATCCTTCATGTAGTTCTCCTCTCCACCGGTATCCTGAAGAATCAATCCCGGAGACTGATTAGGTGGACGCTTGATAACAAGAATAGACTCATCATCAAATTGGTCCACGTTTGCCACAGGCTGAGCATACGTGCGGCCGGTGTTGATAAAACGAGGTGGATTGTAGTTGTCAGTAAAGAACAGCAAGAAGTTTCCTTGAGGATTAACCTCAACCAAATTTACACCTGTAATCAAGTAAATTGGATTGAAGTTCAACGTAGTGTTAACACCACCTCCATCATCAATACTCACAACGTGATACGTCAAAGCAGTAGTGGTTGTGTTGTACGAAACAATCATATCCAACTTTCCGGTAGCACCAACAGTAAATGCCGGGTCGTGAACAAACCAATACAACGTCTCGTTGGCTCCATCCTCATACGCACCAATGCATCGGGCTTGAGAAGAAAGAGCAGTTCCATCAATATATGTCAATGAGGTAAGGGCTATGTTACCCTTGGTGTTTTCAACAGCACCAACCTCTGACTTTTCGCTCGAACCCAATCTACAGTTTAAAGCATCGATGTACTCACCTTCAGGAATAAGCCGTTCATCGACGGTCTTATTCATTCTGCCTGCAATAAAATTTCTCGAGATGTTGGTCATGTTACTTTATCCACTTATTTTGCCCACGTAGATTCATAAGAAGTCTTCCGGGGTGAATGTTGCTGATTCTAATCTTAGCGTTACGAAGCAAAGCCGACTTCTCCTTTCGGGCCCGAGCAATAATGTACTCTTGAACTCCGGCCTTGTTGCTCAAAATCTCAAAAGAAATGTACGCGTACACGTACTTCTCAAACAGCTTGTTTACAGAAATAAGAGAATCGTCATTCCCCTCCATGCCATCTGATATGTACTCAAGGATGCACAACTCGCCTGACATCTCAGAGCTGAAGTTTATCACACCGGCTTTCTTATCGATGGTAAAGGTTGGATTCCTATTCGCAGTCTCAGTGTTCAATCCAAACCGGGCACCAATGCCATACTGAAAATACCAACAACCATCTATACACCAACCCTCTTGCCCATGGAATGGATTCCCGGGATTCAAGTAAATGCTCTTCAGTGCACCATCAAGCCTATCCTTATCAATGGTTGAGTACTGTGGCTCCAATATGTTTCCGTTTTGGTCAAACAGAATCTCACAGTTGTTGCCTTGCAAGTACGCTTTGGCTGAGTTAATTTGAATGTTCTCCGTCAATGGGAGCAAGTACCCATCCTTATACAAGGAAATCCTAACCCAATTCACATAATCGTGTGGAAGAACAAAGCGAAGCGAATCGCACACATTCAACTCAAGAGCTTTTATCTCTTTGAACGCATCATAGTTCAACTCTTGGATAGCCCTCTTTGCATGGAACAAAACCTTGTACCGCTCCTCGTTGTTGATAACAGAGTTGTTGCCCGAGTACATAAGCATAAAGTTATTGACAATATCCTTCAAGCTAACGTACTGATACGAACCCCAATTCTTATCTTGTGGGGCGTTACCATTGTTGGTGTAGTATTCAAATGCTGATAAAAAAGCCATGTCTTACTTTTATAGTTCTTGCTCTTCAGTTTTGATTGCGGTAATTACCGCTGCCTCCCTGATTGTAACTCCGGCCAATTGAAGAATCTTGTAAATCACTTTAGGCTCATCCTCTAATGGAATCTCAAAGTCTTGATAGTCGGGCTGAGATTGGTCAAAGGATGGCTCTCCATTTGTAAGGGAAACAAAGGTCCACTTAGGGTCTTTGGGATATCGTATGTACTGACACTGAATCTGACCCTTGGTTGATATTGTCCTTGGGAACACAGACATCAAGTCTGCCTCTTGGGTGTATGCCGGGAAGTGAATCGTTGGTGATGTAAGAAGCGAGTTGTTCAACATGGTTATCTTACTGTGATTCACCTTCTCAACTTCGTTTACCACAGACTCATCAAATATTGAATATGACTCCGGAGATGCCAAAAAGATATCGGCACTCAGAGTGATTGTGGTTGCGGTAACAACGGTTGCAATTGCGGTGGCACCGGTTGTAGTGTTGGTCACAATATCCCCGGCAACAACACCAAGGGAAATGAAGTTTGCACCGGCATCAACTAAGTTGTTCGCGAGAACGCTCGTATTATTTCCTGAAGCCAAAAGGATAGGGTAACATAACACCTTATTGAGAAGGTAGAAATTGTCTCCTGTAGTCGTGAGGCTTGGGAGGAAAAATAAATTACCCGAGCTATGAGATAGGAACTTGGTAGTAGAGAATATTTCAATGGCTTCCTCAATGGCTTTCTTCTTATCAGCATATCCGGCATTTGATGCGAGCACGATAGCACTTGGTGCGTTTGATGGACGCACGTTCTCGCGATTGATGGTATCGTTATAGTCAGCAAAATACTCTTCGAATATCTCCATCTGAGCCTGCTTAGCCATAAGGTTAAAGTCAGAAGGGGAGATGTATCCGTAGTTATTTTTGTTCAGTATTGTCAGTACGGTGTTTCTTACCGAGTTTATCATCTGAATACTTTTTTACAAAGATAGACAAAAAAAAAGCACCCCCTTACGAGAGTGCCTTTTCAGAACAATCAATAATTAATTAGGCGTTTGCAATGCCACTAACAGCAACACTCAAATTTACAGGCCATACAGGATTCTGCCAATTTGTTGAAAGAGCACTAACCATAGCAGTTTGCAAAGCAAGCAAAACACTAAAGCCGGTGTCAGCAGCGTGAGTGATGGTTGTAACAGTTCCATCCATATAATGGATAGTGGTAGTAGTAGCAGTTGAAGTTGTTTCGTCAATTAACTTAACTCCTGCAACAGAAACATACTGCTCTCCTAATGAGGAAACTGTGATACTTAAAAACTTTTCCATAATAAAAAAATAAGGGGGTTAAACAATAACACAAATGTACAAAAAAAAAGGTCGCGATTTGCGACCTTGATTTGAGTCTCTTCGAAGAGACGCTTATTGCTCTAAGAAATTCTCCAACATCTTCAAGTCCTCAATACCATCACCTGAGTGCAAGTAGTTGGTGACCATATCGTATGGGTCCTCTCCATATGGAATATTAAACATCTTCTTCTTGTTCGATGGAGTATTATACCATACCTCCTTGCCGTTGTTCCGCATCGTCAGCAATCCCTTCTCAAAGAACATACGAACAGATGAGCTCGCTTGCAATGATGGGTCATTGATAATATTCATAAAGCCAAATGGGTCTTGCTTGGCGTACACAAGAATGTCCCGGCGCAATTCGGCGGTAGTCATTCGAGTTACATCCTTGCCCAACAACACCCGGCCGACAACCTCCAACTGCTCAACAGACATCTGACGAGCTTCAATCAAAGCATCAGCTTCAATTGATAATCTCTCCATCTCTCTTTCAGCATCTTGCTCTCGGTTCATCTCCTCAAAGGAAACACCATTTAATGGGTGGTAGTGCAAGAACTGTTGTAGCACAGGATTTGTACGAGAAACAGAAAGGAATCCGTTTTCAAAAACGATGGGTTCAATGATGGCATTTCCATCTTGCTCATCCTCAAAAGGGCTTTTTTGATTTCGCGCATAACGCAGAGCGCGGTTTGTGTTTTGGTCCTCATCAAAGTACAGCAATGGCATACTCTTGGAGTTTCGGACAGGGATGCTGTATGTCAAAGGAGCAGCATTCTTTTTTAACCGGTAGATACGGTCTTTGGGTTCTAACTTTGTTTTCATTGTATTTAAATTAAAGGGTTTACTAAAAGATAAAAAAGAGGGGGCCGCTCAACTGCGACCCCCATCTTAGTTTTTGCCTTTCTTCTTATTGCTCGAACAATACGAAGTTGTTGGCTCCCAAGGTGCAAACAGCACGCTCAGATAGGAAGTTTACTTCCATGGCATCAAGGTCGCTTGTGGTAGCACCTCCGGCAGAACCGGTAATCCAAGTCTTGTAGCGACGGTCTTCAGTTTCTGAAGCGCGGTACCGGACGTGTAGGAAAGGACGCTTAGCGTTTTTGCCAAGGATTTGGTCGTATACGGTAGTAGAACCGGCAGGAACCAACAAGCCGTTTACGCGGCCTGAACCGGGGTTCGCTGACAATCCGCCACGCATGGTGGGGTCATTCAAATACTTCCAATCAGACTTGTAGAAATCATAGCCACGACGGAAACCGGTGAAGCCAAGATTCAAAGCCATTTGTTGGTCGTTGTCGAACAAACCGTAAGAGGTTCCACCAACACCGTAAGAGTTTTGAGCTGCCAACATATCGTCGATATCAAAGCCAAACTCGCGGTTCAAGAAGAGTACGTTCTCTTCAATGGCACCTTGACGGTCAAGACGAGAGATGATGGAGTCAAAATCTGACAAAGTAGAAGGATTGCCACCGGCCCATACGTTTCCGCGGTTCTCAACAACATAAAAGATTCCTTCAGAACCCTTGTTACCAAAGTTTGGGTTAACACCCGGGGTTACAACACCGGAACTAACTTCAGCAGGAACAGCCTCAATCATTGAAGTTTCAAGGTAATCCTCAAAACGCAAACGAGTTTCGTGCTCACTCTTCAAGTACCATAGGTAACCGGTTGCTCCGTTTTCGGTGGTAACCTCAACCCAACCAATTTGGGCCATGTCTGAACCGCTAACAGCGTACTTATCCTTTAGGATGATTGGGCTGTTTTCGAAGATTTCGTCTTCGGCTTCCAAAGAACCAACCATTCCAACGGTTCCTTTTTTGAATTCAGAACCATAAACAAAAACTGTTACGTCTGCATTACCAAGACCGGTTCCTGTAGTTACCAAGCCGCCAGTTTCGTAAAAAGCAGCAGTAAATTGACCGACACCGGTACCACCGGCAGTGATAGCAGTAACGATACCTTTGTTAAATCCGCTACCATTGTTTTGAACAATCATAACGGTTTGACCGGGACGGAAAGCCATACCGGAGACGTTAGCGTCATTCACTTGGAAAATCGCATCCGGCTGACCTGCTGTTTGAGCGGTACCAACTGACACATACTTGGTGTGTAGACGGCCTTGCTCAGCCCACTTGATAAGGTCAGAATTGGAGGGCATCTCTGCACCTACCATACGTAAGAAAGATGCTACGGTACGATTGCCGTAACGCTCGAACTCCTTTTCGTAAGTATCAGGAAGATACTGATTCAAAAAGTTAAAGTTCGTGATGTAGTTTGTGCTCAACGCTACCTGCTCCGCAGATGGCTGCAAAGCGAATGTAGGTGACACCTGTAATGAACCTGCCATGATTTTTAGGTTTTAAAAGGTTATTGTTTCTTGTTTACACTTCGTATGCGAAGTCCACGACCTGAATCTTCGTTGACCACTCGCACTTGCATTCCCCCCTTGTTTACAGATTCCGGTGCTCTCCGCTCGCCCATGTTTACATTTTTTAGCTTGCGGTCTAACCCATCCACTGCATCGGCCTTGCCTTGCTCATAAAAGAACTTAGCATACCGCTCGGGGTTCATTGCCATTGACAAAGCCTTGTGGTATCCAACTGCGTCTTTAATCATCCCATTCTCGTCCAAGTACTTGTTGATAAAGTTCATCGGACTGTCTTGAGATTTCTTTAAAGCCTCAGCCTCACCGGGAGCGAAAACTAATTTCCTTCCATCCAAGTCAAACTCAAAACCTTTGAATTCACTTGAAAAGAGCTCATCAGTCCTCTTGGTAAAGAAGTCTCGCTTCTTTTGCGTAGCCTCCATTTCGGTCTTTGCCTTTTCGACAGACTCCTTATAAGCCTGATACATCTCCCTTTCTTCATCCGGAATACCAACCTTACTTGACTCAAGGGGTTGCTTGTATTGCTCCTTCAGATTGTTGAAGTATGTCTTGGCTTTATGCAGAGCCTTTTTCTTTGCCAAACGAGCTTTCTTAACATCAGCTTCGTCATCGAGCTCCTCGTCGTAGGAATACTCAGAGAGCATAGCATCTACGTCTTCAGCATCGATTCCTTCTTCTGTCTGCAAGAAGTACTCGCGTAGCAAATTATTTTCGTCCATGGAATCAAAATCCTCTTGTAACTTCAGGAAATCTTGAATCCCACGACCTGTCTCTTTTTTGTACTTCAAGAAAGATGCAACATCCTCGGGTAACTCTTCATTCTGCTCACGAGCATCGAATAGCTCATCCAAGGAATTAATCTCCTTGTTGTACCTTTTGCCAATATATGAAAGAACGTCCTTCTCTTTTTCTAAGAGCTCGTCTTCAGAAGGTGGCACCGGGTCCGGTGTGGGGTCCGGTGTTGGGGCCGGCTCTTGATTCTGTTGCTCGTGTTTTTCGAGCAACTCTTTCTCAATTTCTTGAACCGACTTCTCTTCCTTAAACGAAACCTCTTTTACTTGAATGTCCATAAGATTAAAATTTGTACAAAGTTAATAAACATTTTTTGAACTTTATCGAGGTTCGAACTCGGCTAAGTCAAAGCCATCCAAAGAATCCTCATTTGATTCAAAATTCTGTGGAGGAAGATTTAGCTTGCGCTGATTAATCAATCTCGATTGCTCAGTGTTCTGTTGGCTAATTCTTTTTGACTTTCCTTCCTCCTTCATTCCTTCTCTCTCAGCCAACTGCGCCTCAGTCATCTCAACAATCCTTGTTTTATAATCAAACTCCTCAGCCATCAATCTGCTCTTCAACTCAGCTTCAGCATTCATCTTCTCAATAGCAAAAGCAACGCGAGCTTGCTCAATCTTAATGTCCTTCTCGGTCTCCATTTGAATCTTTTGAACCGCCAACACATTCGACATCTCTTGGGCCTTAAGATTCTGCTGAGCCTGCATAGCTTGCATTTGCATCTGCATCTTCTCTTCTCGCTCTTGCTTCTTAATCCTCTTGACCTTGAGCAACTGATTCGCGAGCTTTAAATTCTTCACCTCCCGGATATCGATTGCATCCTCCAAGTTAATGTCACCCTTCGATAACGCCATTTGAATGTTGGCTTCAAGCTGAGCTTTCTCCTCTTCATCCGGAGATACCTCAATGAAAATGCCAAAGTCATAAATGTACAGGTCCTTGATTTGGTCAAGGACACCAACATTATACTTCCCAATCTTGTTTGCAAAATCATCCCTAAAGTCAGCATACTGCAAAATGTCAGAGACCCGATAGGTAAGTCCTTCCGCCAATGTTCGGAACATATAAAGGGCTCCATCAAGAATATGACGAGTAGCTGTGTTTGAGTTTAAAGCTGCCAACTTCTGCAATCCAACCAACCCTCTTGGGTCCGGAGTGGAGCCATCCCTCGCCTCATTCAAACCGGTCACAGTTCGAATCATGTCAAGGTAGTGGTTGTAGTTTGCAAGCAACATCTGAGTCTTCCCACTTCCCGAGTTTGAGTTAAGCTCCTGAATAGGAACTCGAGCATTATTGAAATCTCCATCCTGAGTGAAGCTGCGGCCTATGACACTACCGGTTTGAAAATACAATCGCAATGCATCCTCGGGATTGTATGCGGCACCGGTTCCAAGGTCAACCTCATTCAAACCATCGGCATCAATAAACACACCATCCGGAACCACCCGGGAAATAACTTGCTGTAGCTTCAAGTGTGTAATCTGAATCAAGTCAGCAAATGGTATCATCCTGCGAACCAATGACTCAATAACACCCTTGTACATCCGGGGTGCCACCGCAATATAGTTTGGAAGTGCGTGCTGAGATGAGGACTTTGGTCTGACCATGTTCTCCGCTATCTCCCACTTCAATATGATGTTTGTACCCATGACCATAACGCCATTGTACCAAACATCAACAACCTTCTCAATTTTTTCAAAACGACCCTCTTCCATCATCTCTGCCGGAGGATTAAAGGTATCGTCCTTCTCAATCACCCGGGCACCTCCACCTTCAGAAATCTTTTTCTTGTATACAATACGCTTGGTGGTCTTGTAGTTAAAATAAAGAAGCGTGCAAGTGTCGCGGTAAAATATACTGTTCTCATAGAACTGAGCTACATTGAAGTAGTCATACCAAGACTGACTGTACTTTGATATCTCCTCCAACTGCTCATTGGTAAGTGATTGGTCAATCTTGTACAGCTCCGTAATCGGAAGGGTTTTAATCTCTCCCCAATAAAAACAATCCTTAAAGTGTGGGTCTTCAGTGTAACTGTAAACAACATTTGCCGGGTCAACGTAAGATATCTCAACTCCGGCCCCGGGCAAGAACTCATGCTTGCACACAGCAAGACCTATGGTCGCAAGGTCATAGTCCAACCTCTTCCTTAAATCATAGTAGTGATTCTCTTCAAGCAAAGTATTAATCGCCTCCTCTTCAGCAATCTCAATTGCCGGCTTGTAGTTCAACTGCATATACAGCGAAAGCTCCTCATCTGTATTAGGCAACTCATCCGGGTCCATCGTAAATGGGTCAGCACCGGTCTTCTCTTTAATCTTAATCAAGATGTCCTTAGCCACCATCTGCCCCTCAATCATATCTTGATACACACTCCTGCGCTCTTGTGACATCGCATCTTGAGCAAATGCCTTGACCTTAAACATACGGTCCGACATACCGTTCACAACAATGTCAACAAACTTTGGAATCACCGGCACAGGTGTCCAATCTAAGTTCAAATACGAAAGGTCTCCGTTTACAGCAATCTCATCTTTGTACTTTTGAGTAGACTGCTCTCCACGAGCATACAGCCGTAGCCGGTGAAAGTCTCTCCATTGATTGTAGTATCTACATTGGTTTCCATCCTTTCTGAACCATTCATATTGAATAGCTTGCCCAATCTGTAATCCAAACTCATCTGATGCTTTCTCAGCATCCGAAACAAATTGACTCGGGAAACCTGTGGCACTTATGTTGACCTTGATGTCCTTCATTGATTAATCTTACTGAAAACTCCGGAATTGTTATACGTTGCAAAGTTAACGCTAATTTTCGATTGTTTTACCTCGGGCTGATATAAGTGCTTCTGATTCGCCATAATAGCCAATCCCGAACTAATTGTCGCATCGTAAAGAGTCCTGTTGTTTATATCAAACTTTGCCCAATCTTCAAGCGTCCTGTTAAACGGCATCGTACCCATCTCCTCAGAGTCTCTGTACACCCCCTCAAAATCTAAGCCGATGTGCTTCTCAATGTATGACTCTACAGCAGCAGCGTGTGCTTGCTTCACATCCTCCGAAGAGTTGGGGATTCCACCAAGCTCTCTCTCTGTTTTTGAAAGTTTTGAGATGTTCTTGTCCGGACGGTTCAAGCTAAACCCACGATACCCCCTATTCTTCAAATGGTACAACAACCTTGGCTTGTTGTTTTCTACAAGGATAGGCATCCCATAAAAAACGCAAGCCATAAGAACCTCCTCAAAAAATATCTCTGCTGTCTGCGGCCGGGCAATGTACTCAAGAAAAAACTCATTGGATGGAGCATTCTCCATGTTGAACTTGGTTAATCCATGCAACGCACCATTCGAACCACTTCCGACAACAACGCCTGATATGTCGTAACTATCACAACCAAAGGCCCCAATGTGCTCGTTTAACGGATACCTTATCCCATTCCTTTCAATAAACCTATTCTGCAACTCTTTTGGCGGAATCCAACTCACAAGGAACCTGCCCCGGCTGTCGGGTGACCATACAACCTTCGTATCTTTTATGCCATCCTTCCAATGAAAAGAACCCCTTGTCAACATATGGCCCTTAATCATTGAATCGTTGTAGTCAATCTGCTGATATATCTTCGTGAGATTGAAAAGAGATGCCTTGCTCTCATCCCGAAAAGCGTGAGACTCGGTTCTCGGATACTGACGGTAGTACTCATTTAAAGCATCAGCATCATTCTTAAGAGAATCAACCTCAGCCTCCCAATAGTCTATGGCACCATTGGTTATTAATTGGCCATCAACCCCCATAACCTTTTCCGTTGGCTTCCGAAACACCGGCATCCCATAGCGGTCAATAAACCCCTCAAGGTTCCACTCCATGGGTATAAACAATCTGTAGAGCCCACTCTTGGTCTGACCGTTTGCATTACGCTTCGTTATGTCAGAATCAAAGTACATACTCTTAAAGTTGCCTCCACCCTTTTCCAATGCATTACAAGTAGAACCCATCATGCATTTGCCTATTATCTTTCTACCCAATCTCAAGCAAGTCTTTGTTACCCTCCAATTGTTTAGGATGTTGTTTGGCTTAACCCACTTTCCACTTTCATCATGCACAAGAAGCAGCAGCTTCTCTCCATCATAGGAGTTGTCCTCAGTGTTCTTCCAATCGATTGTTGTATTCAAGCCTTTTAGCTCATCCTCCTCGCCAATCTCGTGCATATTCTTCTTTGTAATCTTGGATGCCGGAATCCTATAGGCCAACTCCGTCTTGGGCCGGTCCATACCATCTTGAATAGGCTTGAAGAAGAATGGAAGGTTCGTGCTAATAGGAACAACCTTATCGGTAAACATCTTCTTGGCATCACTACCGGTCTTGGATAGTATGCCTATCCGGGAATTGTTGGCCAAGGTACCTGTGTTGATGCACTCCGATGATGACATATAGGAGAATCCGGAACGCCGAATCTTTAGGTATATCATGCCAAATGACCTTTCATCCGCTTTGCACGCCTCCCAAAATAAAAACAAAATCCTATTGGCCTCTCGGTAATCCGCATAGCCAACGTCAATCTTTGACCACTGAAGGTACATCCAATGCGCTCCGGTCATGTAGGTAGGAGACCCATTGTTCATAAACCAATAGCCATTCTCCCTATAGTCAAACTGAGATTCTATGTAATCAATCCAACGGTCCTTGAATTCCTTTGGCCTTTCATTCCACTGAAAGATGGTCTGAATCTTTGCCAACTCAGATGGGTAGTTTTCCCTTTCAAAGTACTGCTCAGATACAATGTTACTCCTTGAATAAACATACTCCGGAACCGCAGGCAAAGCTACAACCAATCCCGATATCATTACTATCTCACCTATCTGACCGGTACGAGATATCACAACCATGTCGTGCTCTTCGTTGTATCCATAGTCCCACCCCTTACTCTTGTTTTTTGTAGAGTAAATCTTGCTTGGGATGTAACCATCAAGAACCCGATACAAACTATTTTGACCTTCGCTCTGCAAAACCTTGCTTACTATCTGTTTTCATTGAACCCCTTTCCATCTGCTCAAGAACCTCCTTCTCTGACTCTATCCTTGACAGAATTTCGAATGCATCAAAGATAGCCATCTTCTTGGCTTGAGCTGCACTCTTTAGTTTGTCAGCAGAAAGCTCATCATCCCCACCGACAATCTCTTCCTCAGCAACCTTAATTAGTTGCTCTACGGCCCGATGCCCGGCTTGAATAATCCTGAGCTTTATTTCCTTAGAGCTTCTCATTTCTTAGTTTTAGAAACACAACCTGTATCAATCTTGCATCGTCTCCTTGTCCGAAGTTATGATAAATATTTCGAGAGTGCAAACAATCCGAGTTAAACACAAATGCTCTGTTAAACTTTGACTGAGACACAATCATAATTTTACCATCTTCATCATATAGCGTGGTGCCATCTCCTTCCGGGGGTGATTCATTTAAATAAAGAATCGCAGTAAGATTCCCCATCATTTCATCTGAATGAACAAAGTTGGGCTCATCTTGCATATATGGAGACTTCCTTGCAAAGTTCCAAGAAACAACCAAATCCAAAACAGAAAACTCATTTATTAAAAAATCAACAAACTCATCCCTTGATGTCAGCGGCTGAACATTCTTGAACAAGTTTACACCATCAAATGCATTTTGAAATACACCCGACAAGATTTTCTTCTTGTAAGCCAATGGGTCTTTTATAACATTGTCATAAACAAAAGCATTCATAACTTAATTGTTATTTGATGGTCAAACATACGAAACATCTTTTGCCCATCCACATCAAACTCATACTCACTCTCAGGCTTAAAACATATTGTGTCACCCTTGTTTACTCCAAGGCTCAGCATCCTTTCGTTAGGAATCTCCATGATTCCAACAAGAGGCTCCTCACTCCCCGGCTTCTTTATGAAAGAATCAATCACCGGGGCCGGACTAACAAAACAGTACCTGCCGTATGCGTTCCAAAATCCATCCCTCTTGTAAGCAAAGTATTGGTCCTCCTCAATCAAAAACAAATCATCCTTTAAAAAACTGCGGCCGGACTGCCTGCGGCCTTTCATGTCGTTGTAAAACTTGAACACGTTGTGGTGAACCAAAAGAATGTCACCGGCCTGTATGGGCCCGGAGTATCCTAATGGAACCGCTACTACTTCCGCATATCTGTTTGAGAAGCGATGGTCTTCCTCTGATGTACTAATGATGAGGTCTATCCCCTCTACGCTTTTCGTGTTGTTGTATCGCTTCCCCTCATGCGGCTTTGCAATGAAGTGAAATGGTGATTGCATTTTTAAATATTAATGTTGTATTCAATTGAAATTGGCATATTGTTTCCGAATGATTTCCACAAAAGAACCTCTTGCTTATCATTGATAATCCACACAAAATGTTGGCCGTTACTGTCGCGAGTGAATCCACTTATCTTATGAGAATCATTTAAAACAGACTGACCCAAGATGTAATGCATAGCAGTCTTATAGTCTGCCCCAACAGAAATCTTACGTATCTCATACGCAAAGCTATAATCCATTTCTGATGTCACCCAAGTATTCATTACAGAGATGCTTTATAAACTTGAACCGCAAAGCTCGGAGTTGATGGCCACCCCGGAGTAGAAACCGAAGCAGGATACAATCCCCCGGCATCAACACCGGTGCTGTCTCTTACAATCTCAAATGTCAAATCAGTGCCGGGAGTTGCAATATAAATAGGGATAGTCCTTTCGTAAGGAGTCCAAGTCTGAGTGTCATTAATCTCAATGGACTGTGTGTTGCCGGATTGAACCCCATTTATCAAAGCTCGGAAGTGCAAAAGCGCAAACCCACCTGAGCTCCCAACCCTTTCAAACAACCCTTGAAGAGAAAGCATATACTGCCCTGCTTGATTAAAACGTATCTCTCCAAGAGCGGTTAACTGTACAGGGTCTGATGGGCCAAGCTGTGCCGGCCCAATTGTCAACTGAAGAGGAGCATCAAGTCCCGATGGGGCCAACGCTAAAGTCTCCTTGGCATTAAGAACCAATGAGTACTGCAATGGAGTAGGAGCCGGAAGGTTCGCAACAAATAACGAAAGGATGTCAGAAAGAACAAAATTCTCAGTCTCATTTGACGGATTAACATTTGTACCAATGACCTTGTCATTTAACGAAGGGCTCGCATTTGGGTATGTTGATATCTTTGCCATAATCAGTTAGGTAAGTCTTCTTTTGAGTATGTAATCATTCCGGTCTTAATGTCGATAACAGCATTGCGACCATACTTAGAAATAAGCTCTGCTTCATTGCGAGAGAAGTCCTGCTTTAAAACCTCAATTTCTTTGAGCACAGAAAGTTTCTGAAGCTCCAAGTCTGCAATCATCAGCTTCATACGAGAGTACTGAGTGTTCATGGCTTGAAGCATTTCAAGCTCTTCCTGAGTAACATTTAATGAGATAATTTTTGACATATGATTTAATTTTTACAAAGATAGAATTTTTTTATCTACCTTGGCGGTTATACTGCTTCTTATAATTCTTTGAGCCCTTTATCTTGGATGTCTTAGACTTTGCGTGTACCCCCGGACGATTCACTTCGGGCTTCTTCAAAAAGGATGACTTAGCATCCGATGTCTTTTTAGCTGCCATTACAGTTCTGCTTTAATATCTTTGGCTTTTACAATTACATCCTTCAATCTCCTAACAAAATCACCTATCCTATCTGTAATACTTTTCCCGGTACGCCACCTTACTTTCTCATCTATGCTTGTATACTCAATATTAATCAAAAACAAAGTTGAAATAATTGTAAAAAGATAGTCCTTGTCAATTATCATCTTAATAAAATCGTTCAGTATAAAGTGGTCAAGAAGGAATGAAAACAAAATAGCCACTGAGTAGGTAATCATCTTTTGAATAAACCCAACCCGAGTTTTACCGGATGTCACAACTTTACCCGACCACTTTGCGTATGACCGGCCAACATATGTGTCAACAAGAACAGCAAATGTTATCAGCAGAACCATCCCGGCTAAGGGAGTAAAAAAAGCCACCAAAGAAAGCAGGTAGCTTGCAATTATAGTTTTTAACTCATTGCCATCCATATCACAAAAAGTAAAAGTCCAACACTAAAAAATACACCAAGCCAAAAGAACACCATCTGCCAAAACTTAATAGGCTCCTTGACAACAATTGTTTTTGTGATTACAGTAGACTTATACTTATCCATTAGCTTTGCCGTAAGCTCCTTTTCCTTTTGCTCGTAGTCAAAAGTAAGGATGCTGTCTTTTCTTACAACCTTGACCTTTCCTTCTTTAAAAACAACAATGGTATCCATATCCGGACACAGGTCGGGCATTTGAAAAATAATCGTATCACCGGGAACAAATATTAGGGTATCGCGATATGCGATACTGTCCACAACCACTGTATCGACAGTAGTCTTGGGAGGAAACTTATCATAGCATTTCCTTTCCGTAATGCAAGATGATAGCACCAACAGTATCAGCAAGTATCTCATATTGCAAAGGTAATACTTTAATTCATAACTCTTGTTTTACCTCCTCCCACCAAGCTCGTGCTTCAAAACATGGGCAAGCCTTGGCAACATTGGGAAAGTCCCGATGTCCCAATACCTCAGCGTTTGGAAACTTGAGCGTCAGCTTTTTAACCAATTCGGCCATTGCTTTCTTTTGTTCCTTGGTGCGGTTGTCGGTAGGCTTGCCTTTAGCATCAATGCCGCCAATGTAGCTGATATGAATACTGTCATGGTTATGGCCTTTCACTCCGTTGGTTGTTTTTTCAATTGGCCAATTTTCAACCACTTTGCCGTCCCTTTCAATAATAAAATGGTAACCCGGCGACCTCCAATTAAGCACCTTGCGGTGGTATCGGTTAATACTGTCAGCCGTTGCCTTTACGCTGCTCGCTGTGGTGTGCAAAACAATGTGGTTAATTGGTCGCATCTTCAAATGGGTTAATTGGTGTCGGGGCAACCCAAGGAATCAAGGGCAAATCCTTTACCCACATAAATTCCTCGTTGACGGTTTGGTCGATTTCCTCAACCGAAATAACCCAATTGGGCGGTTCGTTTCCGTCTTGGATTGGGTTGTAGTAGGAATCGGGGGCGAATAGCTGTCCTACCAAGCTATCCTTTTGGGCTTCGGTTATCAGACCAACAAACTCGTTTTCTTGCCCTTGCGGTATTTCGTTGCGTGTTATCATACCTGACGGCCTAATGTGGTTTGGAATGCTTGAACAATGTTGTATAAATTTAAACTATCAGCATCTGTAACCCCTTGGTTTTCGATGTATGCAAAAGCACATTCTTTTGCACTAAACTGACTAAATCCATTTGCAACAAATATGTATGCATTTGCAGAATTAAAACTTAAAAATGGAAAAGAACTTGTACCAACTCTAACTCCATTTTTATATGATGCACCATTAGAAGCTCCCAAACCTGTTCTTGTAACAGTATAAAAACCTCTTCCATCTAAGTTGGCAGAAGTAATCCAAGAAGCAGAACCTTCATTGGCATAAAAATTATTATCAATGTATCTTGGAATAACAATCAAACTACGAGAACCATTAGTCACATTTATTCCCATTTCCCTTCCGCCTTGTATGTTCGTTCTTGAATAAAATCCCAAGCCTCCAACCCCTGAAGCAAGCTCTACGCCAACATTAAACCAAGTGTTGGCAAACCCATTTATCCCATTTCCTTTTGCTCCAAAAGCACTGTGAGTAATTCCTCCACTAAATATCAACCTATATGAAGTATCTAAGTCTTGAGGGTCTTTTAAATTGAATTTGTGGGTAGTTCCTGTTCCCCCAACAAATGGATAAATGGCTTTCATTTTATTCCAAATTCCATAGTCTTTTAAATCAACAACTAAAGAATCTATAGCCGAAGTTATTGTTGGGTCTGTTATAGAGGCTGCGGCCAAAAAAGCAGCAGCATCAGGGTCAAGCCCACCACCTGATGATGGAGGAGATATAAATGACAATCCCAATCCAATCCCTATACCAAGAGGTGGTGCCATATTACCAAAGAGCTAAGATGCTTGCAGCAGCTACGGTTCCGGCAGAGTAAACTCTCTTTACACTTACAGGAATAAACGTGCCGGCCGGAACAGCAGTAAAGGTAACAGTGTCTCCGCCAATCGTCAAAACCCTAACATCCCCGGCAGTACCAACATAAAGAACGCATCCGTTTTCATTTGCAGCCGATGGATACACGCCATAGTTCTTTGGACTCGCAGAAAATATCGCAGCACTACAAACAATGGTCGTTGCATTTAAAATGCTCGAAACAGTTGCAGCAGTACCATCAGTAAGATTGTAGATGATATCACCAATCCTTACGTTCTGAGTAATGAAGTTTGCACTTGAATCAATAAGGTGAGTACCACCACCACCGGTACCGGTAGTAGCTCCGGAACCAACCGGCGCAGATGGATTAGGAATGTTGATGGTGTCGCTCAGAACAACCGGCAGAGCCCGACCAACTTGTAACTTTAAGTATGCCATTATCTTTGTTTTTTAACGTCGTAAGGAAACATACGATTTAAAGAGTCTTTCCTTGCCTCACAGCCACAATCCTCAACACCCACAGAGGCGGCAACTGTTTTCACAGCTTTCTTAATCCCTGTTACCGTGGTGAACTTGTCAACCGTATCGCCAAAACCTTTGCTCTTCTCGCTCAGTTTCATACGACAAATATACTAATATTTTCCTTTCCTACCCTTGGGACTGCTCTGAGTGGACCCACCCGGGCCGGCCCAAAGATTCTTGCAAGCCCAATACTTAGGAGTCAACTTGTTGGTGGCCGTATCGCATCCATGGCGAGCCTTAAAAGATTTACGAGCCGCAGCAGAATAGTTGTGGCCATACCCCTTTGCACCAAAGTGCAACAGCTTTTCTTGACCATTGGCACAAGCCTTAACCATACGCTTCTTCCCCGGACGGTCCGATGGAACCGGCCGGTTACAGCTCATCTTTGACTTTTCGGCCATAACTTATTTTTTCTTTGAACCGTAAGACATCTTACCTCCCATTTTCTTGGAAGAGGTAGCGGCCTTAACTTTGTGTGTGCAAGGAACTGATTTCATCTCAAAAGGTTTTAGATTACAAATTTACAAAAAAAAAGAGTCTCTTCGAAGAGACTCATCTGTACTTTGAGGTTTTCTTTGCTATTGACTTTGGCTGCTGACTAAACTGCTTTCCCTTTGCTGTGTCCGACCGTTTCTTTGCAGAGGTAGCCGCATACTCCTTGGATGACAACGACTGCCTTGCTGCTTTCGGGAGGTAACGCTCCCCGGTGGCTTTAGGGCCTTGGGTAGATGGCTTGCCGCTCTTGGTTCCCCAATCCTCCTTAGTCCACTTGCTTAGGCTCTTTTGAGCTTTTGTCTTGGACCCGGAGTATCCACCACCGGCATCTTCGTACTTCTTCGAAAGTATCTGAGCTTTACGTGCTGACCACTGCCCCGGCTTCCCTCCGTCACCGGAACGCATCACTTGATTCTTCAAGCGTTCACGCAGCTCGGGCTTAGTGTAGGCCATTACTTCTTCTTTTTACTTGGGCTTCTAAAATCTTCAACCCTTGTTGCTCCTTTTTTCAATTTAGAAATTACTCCCATAACATCACCTCTTTTTACAGATTTAACTGTTGGTTTAAATCCTGCGTAAGAGGTTGTAAAAGGAAATTCCTTTTTGCCTTTGCCAAAACCTGAAGTGTCAATAGACTCCGTTGGGGAAGATTTTCCGTAAGTTCTCGCCAACCTTCCATTATCAAATGCCATATATGTCCCACCCTTATTTGTGGGCTCAGGCTGTGAACCATTTTTTTTGCCGTCACCGGGGCCACCCGACTTACGACCTGTTTTCATTCTTGCCATGATTATTTCTTTTTAGTGCGAGCACGCATTCCTTCGGCGCGGCCGGCCATACGAGCGTAGTCTGTGCTAAGCACCTTGCTCTTGAAAGAAACAGGCTTTGGAGCGGTACCCATCTTGCCTTGAACAAAACCTTGACGGTACGCAACGCTATCAGCAAAAGTAGCAGGTCCCTTAACTCCGGACTTCGTCAAATGCCTTAACCCCTCGTATGTTGGTCCTGATGATTTTTTGCTATCTCCATTTCCTTTGCCGTCACCGGGTCCACCCGATTTACGACCTGTTTTCATTTTTGCCATTACTTTTTCTTTTTAGCCATTGCAGCCCTTGCTCCGCTTTCCACGCTTTTTTTATAGGCAGTAGAACGAGCATCATAAGCCTTATTAAAACGAGCCTCAGCCGCTTTTTTGCTTAACATTCCACCAACCTCTCTCGGAGAGTATGTGTATGAAGTATCTTGACCACGATTTGAAATAGTCCGGGTAACTCCGCCGGCTTTTTCTTTCATTGGCTTCATTTTGCCATCTCCGTTTCCTTTGGCGGTTGTGGCTTTCTTAGCACCCTTGATTGGGCCTTTTGTCATTGGTTTACGCATTGCTGGCATATCTGTAGTTGTTATGAGGTTTTTTTAGATGATGAGAAACCTTGAAGTTGCTGAAGCCCATAGGACCCCCCTTCAGATTGTTTTCTCTTGGTGGTGCCGATAGCAGCCTTGCGCTTTGCGTGAGCATCAGAGCGAACCTTAGAACGAGCCGCTCTCAGCTTAGCATACTTCTCGTTTACAGAACGAATCTCTTCCGATAAAGTTTTTTTGGTCTCAGCCATATTGCTATCTTTGCACTACAAAGGTAAAAAAAAAATCAAATGAAATACGATTACCTTAAGTATTGGAGACCTATTAAGTTTTTCATAAAGAAGAAATATGGATTGTCAGAACAAAACATCGAGTACCTGCTGTTCTTGTCCTCGGAAAAGTACTTCATGCGCTCAGATGTGCAAGAGTACGAAAAATTGCTGTCGTGGGACAAAAAAAGATTTGACAACCTTCTTCGAGATGGGTGGATTGAAGTACTACGAGACTACCCAAAAGAAAGAGGAAGAATCTACAAGCTCTCAAGAAAAGCAACAAGAATGATTAGCAGCTTGTATAGCAAGCTGAATGGAGAAGATATATCGGTTGACCAAAAGAACAACCCGATGTTTGCAAAGAAAGTAGGATATACAGAAAAGGTATACAAAAACTACATACATGAGCTCAACAGAAAACGAAAAGAAAAAAAGTTTGGAGCCAACGATGGCTTGTAAAACTTGTCTTATCGATAAGCCTATTGAACGATTTAGAAAAACAAAACCACATCTCCAATCAAGGAGAAGAATGTGTAGAGACTGTGAAGTCCAAAACATAAAAGAGTGGAAAAAAAACAACGCAGAAAAGGTAAGAGAAAATCAAAGAAAACTCTATAATAAATACAAAAACAATAAGTTGTATATGATGAAAAAGATACTCAGGAATCAAGTATCATCAGTACTAAGAAAAAATCAGCTCACAAAATCAAAGCCTACCATAAAGTATATTGGGTGCACCATTGAATATTTTAAAGCTCATATTGAAAAGCAATTCAAACCCGGGATGACTTGGGATAACTATGGTAAATATTGGCACATCGACCACATCATCCCACTTGGATTAGCAACAACAGAAGAACAAGTAAAAGAACTGCTGCACTACACCAACCTCCAACCTCTTGAAGCTGAAAAAAATCTTAAGAAAGGAAAAAAATTGGAGCACATCTTTATATAATACTCACCTCCACAACTCATCAATACCTTGTTCACGAAGGTACTCTCTAATCTTCTCGGCAAGTTTAATTTCTTGATTGGTTGGCTTGCGCCCATCGAATGAGTTGTAATCATATTTGGTAATATCTCTTAGCTCTTTGTCAAGCTCCTTCAAAACAACAGCATACAATTCACCTTGCATTGCAAGGCGAGCTGCAAGCTCTTCATCGGGCATATTAAATTCTAAAATTAATTTGCTCATACGTTTTGTAGTTGTTTGGTGATTTTTAAACTCACTTAAAAGATACGTTTCGTCATAATTGCAAAAGGTATTGCTTTTCGATGCTTTTCGCTCAAAGTTACTGCTTTACTTACTAAAAAGCAAACACCCCCAAAAATGTGTGAATTCGAAATAAAGAACGGAAGGGGATGTTTGCTGTAACAAAAAAGGATATAAATCGGTTTTTCCGATTATTCGTCGCAAATTTGGTAGATATTTGGGACGAACTACTCAACCACAACAACGTCTCGCTCTTGAATAATGGTGTAAGGCTCATCCTTTATCAACATCTTGTAGGACTGACGAGTGTCATAGTAAATCAAGTCACCCTTCATAATGTTCTGAACCTCGGTGCCCGGCATAACCACGCGGCCCTTCCGGTACCGCAATGATTGAGCCTCCTCACCACTAATCAAAAGACCGGAAGCTGTGCGAACCTCCTCCTCAATTGTATGCACAATGATGTTCTTTCCTATTGCTTTCATTTCAATTTCTTTATTTGATTCTCATACCAATTTGCTTTGTCAAGGTCCAAGCTCGCAGCTTGCCCGGGCTTCTTGCCGGCCCTCATCCGATACTTGAACGCATTCATCTCGCAAAAAGCAATGTACTTCTCCTTGCCCCATATGGCTATCATCATCTCGAACACCTCCATCCCCGATGAACTGCCACGATAGTGGTCCGGACTCACATAGTTGTACTCAGTTTCTTGCAACTTTGTTGCATCTTCCTGTTCCTTTACTCGGAATCCCGGAGTCTCCCCCCAATAGAAATCACACTCACCGTTTGAATGAGGTGGTCCATCTACAAAGTTTTCACCACGCGCTGTCTTGGGAGCCAAGAACCTGTAGCACGTTTCCTTAAGTGGGCATCCGGTGCCGCAGCACCCTACAATTTTTGCCATATGATTAACAGTTATTGGGTTTCGTAAGAGCGAGCCATAGTGATAATGGCATTGGTGCTAAGAATTGTAGTTGCCACACTCACCGCGTTCTGAATCGCACTCCTCGTAACCTTCATCGGGTCGACAACACCAAGAGAAAACAAGTCCCCCTCCCTCATCGTCTTCAAGCAAACACCATCAGATGGCCCCATGTTTGGTTTCTCAAAGTACAAGCTAAAGTCGGAGTACCCTGCGTTCTCAAGTATCTGCTTCAATGGAGAAGAAATCGAAGCTACAATAATCTCAAGGGCCGCATCGTACTCCGGAGTCTTGCCAAGCGAACTCCTGTCTGCCAACTCAGAAGAGATGTAGTGCAGAGCTCGGCCCGAACCGGGAAGAATCCCCTCCTCAAGCGCACTGCGTACAGCACACACCGCATCGTCCACCCGGTCATACAACTCCTTCTGCTCAATGTCAGTGTTTCCACCTACGTATATCACCCCTACTCCACCGGACAAAGATGCAATCCTGCTCAAGATGAAGTCCCGGTCCGCTTTCTTGTTGGCCTCCGCGTATGCACCGCGAAGCTGAGCAACCCTCTGAGAAACCTCATCGGAGTCTGTTCGGAACGCAGAGTTTACTATCACCGTATTGTCGCGACTCACCACCACCTTGCTCGCGTGACCCAAGTCCGCAAACGTCATCAACGACAAATCATCCCCGGTCTTCTCAGAAAAGTACGTGGCACCAACACTCACCGCGATGTCACTCATAAGCTCGTGCTGCTTATACCCAAACTGAGGAGGAGGAATTGCAACCACCTTCAAGTTGTTCTTAATCTTGTTCGCCGCCAAGGTGTTTATCACATTCGTGCTGCAAGGGGCAATGATTAACAAACGCTTGTTCTCCGATATCACCGGCTTTAACACCTGCTCAATCTGAAGGATGTTGCTAATCTCAGAGTCCGATACCAATATCATCACGTCCTCGTATATCACCTCGTCCCTCTTTTGGTCGTTCACAAACAAGTTGCTCGAGTACCCACGCTCAACCATAAACCCATGCGACACGTCAGCATACGTCTCTGAACTCTGAGACTTCTCAACGGTGACAATCCCATCGGTACCAATCTTCCCATACACCTCAGCAATGATTCGACCAATCTCCTTATCGTTGTTGGCGGAGATGGTAGCAACATCTAAGAGCATCTTCTTTGTTACTTTTTTCTTCCGGGACTTTAGGATGTTCACCACCTCGCCAACAATACTCGTCATGTGACGCAAAACCTCGGTCCTGTTCAAAGAAGGATTCTCATTTAAAACCGCCATCCCATTCTCAACCATGGCCTCAGTAAGAACAATCGCTGTTGTCGTTCCATCACCGGCCGTTGTCGCTGTCCGGTCAGCAGCTTCCTTCATCATCTTTACCGCTAAGTTCTCTACCGGGTCCAACAAATCAACAGACTTGGCAACCGTAACACCATCCTTGGTGACAGTCATACCGCCTAAATGATTGTTCGACTCAATAAGAACAGTGTTGCCACTTGGACCTAACGTGCTCTTCACAGCACCGGCCATCTTCTTGATGCCACTAAGCAACCGCTTGCGACCATCATCCCCAAACATAAGCTCCTTGGGTGAGTATCCAATTTCATTCATATGCAAATAGATTTGCGACAAATATATGCAAAAGATTTATACCAAACAACAATGTCGATTATGTCGATTTTCTTCTTTCCCTATCTCTCTCTATTTTAATATCACACGCAACTTTTTTTTATTATTTCATTTCACATTTATTTTCGACATTTTCGACATCTTATTGATTATTAGTATTTTAACTGTCATAAAAACGACATTAATATGACAATAATTGACACTACTATAAGAATATCTACAGAATATAAACAGTATATGTAATAAAAAAAGGGGCCGTATAAAGCCCCTTGTGTCGAAATTAATATCAATACTTCTTCATCTTCATAGGCTTCATAGGTCCAAGAATCATCATGTTGCCTATCTCCTTCTCCATCTCAGCACGACGAATGCCCTCGGCAATCATACTCACCTTCTTCTCCCTCTTCATAGCACTCTTCATCTCAGCAGCTCTCTGAATTCCATTTACACTGCAAGGACGATTGTTAATCAACCGGCCACCGCGAACATCTAATCCATTAGACAGTCCACGCATTATCATAGGTTTTTTCATATCAAGTGTTTTGACAAAGATACAAAAAGGTCGAGATAATAAGAGGCTTTGGGTTCCCCCCCGGTTCTGCGCGGCCGGGCCCGATGTGAAACCGATGTTTTCTGTGGGGAGGGGGGTGCTTGCGCCCTGCCCTACTCCCGATTTTTTGGCGTTTTTCTGCCATGCTGCGCTGCGCTGCTGCCATGTCCCCTGCGGATGCGGATGCCTGCGAATGCCTGCTGCCTGCTGCCTGCTGCCTGCTGCCTGCCATGATGCCTGCCTGCTGTCTGCTGTCATGCTGTCGCTGTCATGCTGCCATGCTGTCGCTCATGCTGTCATGCTGTCCGCTGTCTGTCATGCTGTCATGCTGCCCTGCTGTCATGCTGTTACGGAATGACTGACAAAATGTCAGGTGTTGTGCTGACAAAATGGCAGAGAATCGGCAGAGACATGACAGAAGGTCAGGTGTTCCCTCTCTCCCATAAACTGCCGTAGCCTAACCCATAATTTTTTTTTACGTCCGCAATCCCTTGCGAATAAAGGCGTTAACAAATCTTAACACTCCAAATTCCAATTTAGTGCTTGTTTATTCAAAATGTCTACATACCTTAGCGGAGCGGTTGACCAAACGATGCCGCGTAATTTAATACCATATGTTATGAGCAATTTGAAAAAGAATCTTAATGTCGCTGCTGTAGAGAAGTTAACTGCACAGCTAAAGAAAGGCGAAGAGTCAGTCTTGGCCATTCACCTGAAGATTGGCGAAGTTATCCGCCAAGGTACTAATTGGGCAGACACCAAGGAAGGGAAAGCTGCCCTTAAGTCCGAAGGTCTGAAAAAGGCCGACCTTTTCCCTTTGTATGGGTTCAGTCGGTC